TGACCATCTCGGGGAAAGCTCAACTCTACATCACGAAAGACAATGGAGAGCAAATCCCCATCGGAGAGACGCAGGACATGACAATTGAGTTCACGACCGAGGAAGAAGCGCCTCGCCGAATCGAAACCCTTGAGGACGCCGCCCGGTACGCTTACGGGCTGGCCGAAACACGCAAGGAGATCGAGAAAATTCAGGATGTTGCGGCCAAAGAGATCGCCAAGTGGCAGGAAAAGATTCAACAAGTTGAGGAATGGCAAGCCGAAGTCCTAAAGCCCCTGCTTGAAAAGGTTGAATACTTCTCGAACCTGCTGATGGACTACCACATGCGGGAGTATTACAACGCTCCAAACGACAAGGCCCGCGCCAAACTCAAGTCCATCAAACTACCCTATGGCGTCACGTTGGCGTCGCGTGAAATGCAACCGAAGCTTGAAATCTCCGACGAGGCCGCCCTGCTCAACTACGCAAGGGAAAACGGCTTCGTGGAAGTGGTGGAGAAGGCTAAGTGGGCTGAAATCAAGAAGCAACTTACGACCAATGGAGACAAGGTTGTTGACAGCAACGGCGAGCAACTGGAGTTCATCAAGGTTGTGCCGCAGGAGAGAAAGTTCGAGGTGAAGTGATGACCGCTGAGGAACGCTACCTTAAACTAAGGAAACCCGGCGTAAGGGACATGCACAACACCGAACTGCTCAAGGCTTGCCGGGAGGATAAACTTCTTCTCGAAGAATTTCTCAAGGCCAATAAGGACTTTATCTTCTCCATCATCATCAAGTACAAAGGAAATATCGAAGACCTGAAAGCCAAATTCAAAGTCGAGGAAGAAGAAATCCTACAACATGCGTTCATCGGAGTCATCACAGCGCTCAGGGATTTCGATTTCAGCCGCGGGACGAAGTTCACCACCTACGTTGTCCGCCCCATACTTTGGGAAATCAACCAACTTCTGTACAATGATTCCCGGCTCGTTCGTCTGAGCCGTGGAGCTATTGACCTTATTAAAAGGATGAAGGAAGTCGAGGACACTTTAGGCTACGCCCCGTCCGAGGACGAGTTGGCACAGATTCTAAGGGTTCCGGTTGAACGAATCAACGAGATTGTGCGGTTCACGAAGGAGCTTGAACACATAGACGGCATGGAAAACTTTGAGCTACGTGACGGCTCTCGGGACTCAGAAGACGCTGTTGTAAACCGGATTTACGTAGAGCAACTCCTTGAGCAATCGAACCTCAACGACTTCGACCGGAAAATCGTGGAGTACATTATGGAAGGCTTAAACAACTCCCAAATTGCCGATAGGTTGGGCGTCTACCCCATGACGATCAACCGGGCCATCAAGCGCATTAAGGACAAACTGAAGAACTGCGACCTTGATGAACGTAGAACCTCCAAGTACGAGAAGGAGATTGAGATTGTCGCAGAGGAAATGAAGGAACTAGGTACAATCATTCAGATCGACGATATGCAAGACCTGCTGGATGTCTGCGGGTTCGATGTTTCCGACTACACCCCGCGCATCCTCTACTACATCCGGCAAAAGGCCCTTCAACGGGTCGGACCCTACCTAGAAAACCTAGAAAACCAACAGGAACAGGAGGATACCAATGGCTAAAACCGTCGTGGTCGGAGGAAGATACTTCGATAAGGAAACCGGGGAGTATATTCTGATCGAACAATTCACCGATGATGTCATTGTCTATGTCTTCGAGTCGGATGGCGAGTCCGATACGTGGGATGCTAGGGACTGGAAGAACTTTGCTTCCGATCTCGTTCCCGCCAATGACATTGCTGTCGCGGCTGAACGTGGAATGGAGATCAAGATCAAGAAGCTCCATGAGGACGCCATCATCCCGGAATACAAGACCATCGGGGCCGCTGGCTTCGACCTTCATATCACGGAGGATGTTACCATTCCGGCCAACCGCGTACTTGTGCAGTACGTAGGGGAGGGGAATGGCGAAGATTCCCAATTTGACATGAGTAACTTCGAGTTTGTACTGGCTAACGACAACCATGCTGTAGTAGGCACTGGATTAGCATTCGAGATTCCGGCGGGCCATGAATTGGAAATCCGTAGTCGTTCTGGTCTTGGCTTCAACCATAAAGTAATGGCGTTTAATGGCACTATTGACAGTGATTACCGTTCGGAAGTGAAACTTCTCATTACCAACCTAGGTAAAGAACCTATTACATTCAAAAAAGGAGATCGTGTAGCACAGGGAATTATCAAACGGGTTGAGCAGGTAAACTTCATTGAAGCTGATGAGCTATCTAAAACAGAGCGTGGAGAAGGTGGCTTCGGAAGTACGGGCTTATCGTAAGAAGAGACTATTTAAGACTAGTCATGTTGAACGAACTCCTGAAACTGGAAGTAAAGACATAAAAACAAAGGCTACCCGAAAGGGTAGCCGTTTTCGTTAATCTAGGGGTTTCAGTACACCCACACGCTTGAGGAAATCGTGCAGGTAGTTGGCTCCACGGGATGCCAGCAGACCTGCGGCAACCGTCGATACATACGCCGCCGCCCCTGTCAGACCAAACGGATTCAGGCCGAACGCAAACGCAAGCACGACACCGACCACAATCGACGTTGCGAACGTTGCCTTGTCCTTGATCTTTTCCGAGAACAGGGCTTTGATGATTTCCGTAATACCCTCCGTCAGAAGGGCAACCAGTAGCCAAGCAGTAATGAACTCCGCCATGTTACTTCACCGTCCTTGACAGGATTGCCATGTTCAGGATTGCGACTTCTCCTGCCGTAATTGTTCCGTCATTGATCTTCTTAATCCAAGTGTCAGGGCTGTTGATGACAGGCTTGCCGTCAACCCCGTTGGTCTTGCTGAACTTCCTCACGGCGTCGATCAGCAGACTCTTTTCCCAGTCAGCAAGTTTCATAGGAGCATCGTCCTCGCTTTCCGTCTTTTCCTTTTCTTCCTTCGAGTAGAAGTCGATAAGGTATTGGGTCGGCTCGAAGCATTGTGCTTCGCGGTTGGAGTTGTAGCCGTAAGACGGGGACGACTTCTTGCGTACCTCGTAGTGGAGATGGGAACCGGTGCTTACGCCGGTGTTACCCTGCTTCCCTACTTCCTGACCCTTCTTGACCTTATCCCCAACCTTGACCGACACGCTGTCCAAGTGAGCATAGACATGGTTGTGGCCGTACTTATCAACCACGCACACAACGTTACCCATTCCACCTAGCCCCGTGCCATCTTTTGCAAACCCTGCAAAAATGACCGAGCCATCCGTGAAGGCTAGGATAGGAGCCTTGTGTGACTTAACCAAGTCAATACCCGTATGGAACCGTCTTTCCTTGTAGACCGGGTGAATCCTCCAACCGTAAGGAGAGGTCACCCTGTATCCTTCAAACGGGTTCACTTGATGTCCTCCTTTCAAGGTAGCCTCGTCTCGTCCTCATTATAGGAAGAATCATCAGATTGTAACTTGGACTGCGAATTGGAACGGAACTCCTTGATGCCTTGCAGACCGAACACCCCGCCGACGATAGTGATAATCACGCCATCTAGAGAACCAATGACAGATAGCGTAGTGGACGGTAGGACATCCACAAGGGAAACGACGAAGGCAGTTACGACCATAAGAAGAAAGACGGTGCCGAATGACACCATCAGGAAGTCCTTCGCCGAGAATCCATCCTCGTCATTAAGGAAGCTCTTGAATTTCTTCTTCATTCGGCACCCCTCCTTTTTATCTCTCGGCTTTGCGCCTCCTTCTCAACTCGCCTTCCAACTCATTGACGCGCTGTACGAGCTTTTCGTTCTCCTTAGCGAGAACTTCGTACTTCTCTTTCCACAACTCAACCTCTGCTTGTAATCGGACGTTGGTCGTGGCGAGACTGTTCATTTGTTCTTCCAGCTTGTCGTATTTGGCCCGCCAGTAGTTCAGTTCCTCCCGCATTTCCTTACGGAAATCTTGTTGCTCCTTCGAGAGTTGTTGGCGATCAGTAATGAAGATGTCCTTCCGAGCGTTGTGGCGAGCAGTCATGTACGTGATGAACGCTGTTACAACGGCTACGCCTGCGCTGATTAGTGCTGTCATGATGGTCGGTTCCACGCCTACTCACCTACCTGCTTAATCCTTTATAAATCCCTCTTGACTGTTCTCATAATACATGATATAATTGGGTTACGAGAACAAGACAGGAGGAATAAAAATGGATTACATAAAGAGGTTTGAAACGTATCTACTCACTGATAAGAATGCTTCTCCCGCTACGATCAGAGGTTATGTATCCGACCTCAAGAACTTCGTGAACTTCAAGGGAGAAGACTTGACCGACATCACACCTTCCGATATTCGTGATTTCGTCGCCCACCTGACCAAAACGGGGCGCAAGCGTAGCTCCATCAATCGCGCCGTATGCGCTCTCAAGGCTTTCTTCAAATACATGAAAGAAGTGGAGAAAGTCTTTCAGGAATCGCCTGCCGAGGAAATCAGAACAACAAAGAAAGAAAAATCCCTTCCCAAGTACATCCACGAGCAGGAGATTCAGGATATATTGGTCGCCGCCTCAGAGTCGTCAACTCGTGACCGGCTCATCATCGAACTCCTGTACGGCTCGGGCGGACGTGTTAGCGAAATCGCACAACTGAGAGTGGAGGACATCGACTTCGACGAAGCCTTCGTCTCCTTGTTCGGTAAGGGTTCCAAAGAACGGAGCAACCCGATTCACGAGGGATGTGTAGAACTCATTAGGCGGTACATGGAAGAATACGGGATTACGTCGGGTTACCTGTTCCCACATCGGGGCGACCCCGCCCGCCACATCACGAGAGAAGCCATTGGCAAGATCGTCAAGCGCGTTGCATCCAAGGCCGGAATTGACCCGAACAAAGTAAGTCCTCACGTCTTCCGTCACAGCTTTGCTACTCACCTGATCGACAATGGTTGCGACATGGCTCAGGTACAAGAACTTCTCGGGCATGAGGATATTGCAACCACGAAGATATATGCACGTATTACAAAGAAAAGCAAACAAGCGACCTACGTCAAATTCCATCCTCTCGCTACTAAATCAGTATAAGTCTGTAAGAAACAAGGATAGCCTACCCTGTGAATGGGTAGGCTGTTTCTTTACATTATGAAGACGAAGATTTCATCGTCATAGTCATCTTCCGGGATTCGGACGTAAACCGATGACGGCAGGACGCATGATATTTCGATTTCCAACTCCGTTAGAATGTCATACGCTCCGACCACCCTAGGTATAACCGTGCCCGGAGTGTCGTACTCCCCGCCGACCCTTATCTTGATGGTGGATGGCAGGTCGTCGTCTTCCGGTATCCGAGGAATAACCGTACCGTCAAGCTCATGGAAATCGTGTGCCCGGATAATGAAGCTGGAGTCAATGTCCTCATCGTTCGTCCTTCTAATGTGAACCACAGACTTGATGAACTCCGACCTGATGAATATGGTGGACGGAATTTCATCGTACTCCAAGGCCCGCGCCACAACACTACCATCAATGTCGCCGTAGAACCTGACGTAAATGGTTCCTTCACGTTCGGTAGCATTGATTACTACGCTAGAAGGCAGTTCTTCATTGACTTCCAGTCTCGGAACCACAGAACCCGGCAGGTCGCCATAATAACGAACCTCAACCGAACCTTCAATCTCAGGTCTGTTGACGACAACATGACCGTAGATTTCGCTGTCCACGTCCCCGCGGACAACCATTGTTCCATCAAGGTCGCTGTAATACCGGACGAAGATGCAACCTTCAATCTCCGGCCTGTTGACCCGCACGTTGGAATCAATGTCATTACTGTCGGTATGACGGACTTTCACAAGGCCATCAATGTCGCCCTCTCCTACGCTAACGACAAACACCGTAGAAGGCAACTCGCTCTTGATAATGACAACTGATGCCGGAAGATCATCGTCAACAGGGGCCATAGGGTCTCTTACGGTAACGTGTCCTTCAAGGTCGTCGTCATCCACATAGCTGTTGACGACTACGGAACCCGGAAGATCGTCCTCCCCTACAGCGTAGATAAACACGCTACTCGGAAGATCGTTCTTCTTGTGACTGTAGATAGTCGGGTCGTAATACTCTATCTCAAGGTAAGGAGGGTGGTCACCCTCTCTTGTACCGTACTGCTTGTATTTCCCTAGACTTTCTAGTTCATCGAGCGCCCGGAGCATGAATCCATTGTGCGACCGCCCGCCCTCGTACCACTCTGACACGTAAGAGGTGAGGTCTATCTCGCTCGTTCCGGGACGCACTCCGCTGTCATACGTCTTTATCAGGGTGCCTTGAGTCGGTTGGTTATCCCACGTAAGACCGTACTCCGTCCACTCCTGTCCATGTTGGATGTCGTAGACGCCGACGATGTTGGACTGCCTTGTGTTAAGCCTACTGAGGACGAGCGTGGCCCTTTTGATTTTCTTCCCTTCCGGGATACTGTCTATGACAAACCGAAGGAACGAGCGGTACTTGATTCCGTTAGAGTTCACACCTACGAACATATCGTGGTCGTGCCCGTAGTTCAGTTTCGGCATGTCATCGCGGGCGTAAGTGTCCTCAACAGGATTCAGACGAACGGTGATCGTAGGGGGCTCTACAACCTCTACGAACCCGGACATCTTATTGTGCGGACGTACAAACACGCTCGATGGAATGTCGTAGGAGATTGCAGGTTGCACGAACGACGGGAGATCACTGTAATCAGAATATGCAATAAATACAGAAGAAAGAAGGTCGGTGTCCTCCGCCGCCCGAACAACCACAGAAGAATCTATATCAAACGGGAAGTTGATTATCAGAATTCCCGGTAGATCATGCTCGTTGGCTCCAACAACGAAGACTTTTCCTGTGAACTTGTTTGTTAGCATTCATGTCCACCGTCCGTTCCATTGTATTGGAACCAACCCGTCAGGTGGGGTCGGCTTTGACGAACACGTCAAAGTCGCCCTGCCCCGGTTGACCGTTGATCTGAGTTACAACGCGAACGTAGAACGTAACCTCGTCGTTGTACTGTAGCGGAGTGTCGAACTCAAGCAGATCAACGGGAACGAAAGGTGTTTCCGTCTTGCTGATCTGAACCTCCGCACTCGGAGGAAGGTTCTTCCTGTCCTTCCATAGTTGAATGTTGGTTACGGTGAATCCGGTCTTGTTGATGAGGCGAACAGGGTACGTCTCTGATATTTGCCCCGCCACCAAGATTCCTACATCGAGGTATTGAAGGACGTTTCCCAAGTCATCGGAATAAAATTCACCTGCTTCATCGGCAAACATGAGACCTGCGTATTCGCCAATAAAGTTCAGTGTTACCGTACTTTCTTTTCCAAACTGGTCTTGTGCGATTATCGTAACGGTGTTGTCGGAGCCTACATTGACTTCGTTACTACGGAACAGTTTCGAGAATGTGACGGTCGGCGGCGCCAAGTCAGTGAACTCTTTAGTTTGGTCATCAGGATGCACCTGCGTCCCGTTAAGTAGAACTCTGAACCTTACACTGTCACTCTCCGGGTCTCCGATAGACACATCAAGCCTGTTGCCCGTCATTGACGCAGTAATTGCCGGTGCTTGACTGTCTAAGGTTACCGATGTAACCCACGTACCTACGTCACCTTTACTATTGACCATCTCTATTGTAATTCGGTTATAACCTAACACAAACCTGCTATTAGGAATAGTATAGCTTATAGAGATGGGAGGCGGCGCTAATGCAGTAAAACCAGTCTCAGGATATACTTGAACACCGTTTACAAGAATCCTATATTGAACATCCAAGTTTTCATCTTCTGTAATTGTCCCCGATAAAATTACGTTTTCATTGTGAATTGTAGTTTTGTCTAATGATCCTTCAAATTTTATTGACGGTAAAAATTCAATCAATAATACAGGACGAAAACCAAGCGGTATATTCGAAGTACCTGTAGGTAAAAAATAAGAAACATTATTATTTCCTCTAGTAGCCCTGCTTGAATCAGTTGTACTTACTGTAGTAGAAGTCCAAGATCTTATTCCACTCCAATTCCATACATTATTATCCCCTGCTGTAATCGTTCCATTTAGAGTAGAGTTGACAATGTATTTATCCCATTCGTTATCTTTGTCTGTTGAAGATACGCCGCCTGTAAGTAGACGAATGGTGTATCGTGTTTTATCAACATACGTAGATTCAACTTTTTGCTCGAACAGCAACTCACCGATACCTGTATTAATACCTCCGAAATTATCAGTTACCACTATCCTATAATACCTGAACGCTTCTTTGTTAGGGTTGATTAAAAACGTCTTTCTACCTTCATACGAATTTTCTATACTCGCGTTATGAAGAATAACCTGCTCCCCTGCAAAATCTCCTGTATTAGATGCTTGCAACGTCCAGTTTTTCGGGGAGTCTCCGGGGCGGCCTACCCTACCCCACAACGAATACCTACTTATACTAACTGGTCTACCCATATCAATCTGAATCCAACCACTCTTGCCCGTAAACAGCCAACAGTCGCTAGACGATGTATTACTACCATTGAATGCCTTATAGGCTTCATACGAACTTGAATCCGCGCTAGAACGAGTAATTCTATAAGTATAACCGTTCGCGACCGCCGTATCACTAGAGAATATAGGAACGTCTGAATATAAATAAGGGTCAATCTCTACCCCACTTCCACTTGCTATACCTTCACTATTCAAAGTATCCCAACTAATTGCATGTTGGATATTCCTGTCTGCTATTAACTTCCACCGACCAAGAGAATCTCTGTCTACACAGATAAAGTAAAAGTCTCCTTTCGGAGTATTTGAACTGGACGCAGGAATAAAGTCTCCTGTTTCTTCCCCTAGTCTACCTAACAGTCCGACCGTATTTTGACTTATAACATTGTAGTTACAACGAATACGTTTACCGATGTCTAAATCTTTAATATCTGTTACTTCATCAGGATGAAGAAGGCGGCCTGTATCATCAATATCTATAGCATCAATTTGTACATTATTTGCACCAATATCAGATGGAACTATAATTTCAACACTATGCTCTGTATTAGATAATCCAGTTTTTTCATAAAGAAGTATTTGTGTTTGATTATATCCTATTTGACTAAATGTTTCGGTTTGTCCATCAATGATAATAGGTACATTTGCATGTTTGTTAGTACTTTTAGGACCAATAACTCGCAACTTTGTTCCTTTAAATATAAAAGATATTTTTGCACCTGCTTGATTAGAATATCTAGATGTATTTGCATAATGGAGATAATTATCGTCATTATTCCAAGTACCGATATATTTAAATACAGGATCTTTATCGTCATACCTCTTCCACCCCGGCTCTGGAGCAGTCAATTGATCCCCTACAGTAGCCATTTATCTTACACCTCCTTGTATTCTTTACAGAACGTCCTTTTTCTGCGTTTTCTGCCTCTACAAAATGCTTAATATTCTCCAGAGGCACCTTTCTGTTAGGTGTAGCTATTCCTCCATAAACTCTAAGACTGGTCTAAATCCAACTGTGGTATCTGTAGTAGTAGTAGATGTCAGGTAACTAAAATTATTCGTTCCTGTCGTGCCGCCCCTTGTCACCCTGTTCGTGGCGGCGGCAATAGAAATAATAGGAGTATCTTGCGTCCAAGTTTTTACTACATCATGGTGAAATACATCAAATAATGTATATCCTTCTTGAACTAACTCTTGTGGAAATCTTAAAATATATTTATCAAATTCATTATTTGTGGGCCACCCACCGTATCCTTGATCTGTTGTTGAACTATTTCCATTTGCGTCTGCATATGCTACACCGCCTGTGAGGGAACGGATTTTTCCACTGTATAACCTATCGTAAAGTCCAATCTCACTAATAATAGTCCACCTTTTATTTGACGTCCTATTATTGTCAAGAATATAAACTCGGTAAAACCGATATTGGGCTTGGTTATTGAATGAGTAATATCTAACCTCTCCGCCAGCCCAGTTGGTCTCATTGCTTCTATTATCAAGGTCTACCCATACAACTCCATCCACACTTCCTTGAAATACCCAATCTTTAGGCATAGCAACAGGGTAATCAGTAGAAGACCCTAGAGAATACGCAATTACTTTCTTTTGGTTTCCTTCACCAAAATCGTACTTTATCCAAACAGGAGGATCGCTGTTGGATGTCCACGATGACGTGTAGACTGAGATCACCCCATCAAACGCTCGGTATGCTTCTCTCCCCGCCTCATATACACTGCTTGCACTTACCGTCCCGAAAGGTTCGGTATCGCTTGTCATAGCCGGAACTAAAGAAAATTCCTTAGTTAATCCTTGAATAAGCTTTCCTGCATTCAACGTATTCCAACTAATACTGTGTTGGATAACTCTGTCTGCTACTAGAAGCCCTCCGTATCCGGGCACTTTATCGACCATAACGAAATAAAAGCTTCCGTTAGGGGCAGCCTCCCCAGTTACAGGTATTTCTGTTCCTGCGGGGCCGCCGAGGTTGCTAAATGTTCCAACCTCCCCGCTTGTTGATGCTTGATATTCACAAATAATATAATCCCCTATCTCCATATCTTCAATTCTTGTTCTTAACTGTCCCTTAGTCGCCGGAACTGGCATGTCTTACACCCACCTTCACCATCTAATATTCCATTTCAGTCTCCCGCCGACTCCTGCCCTGAGAGGGGCATGGAACTCAGCGATCTCTGTTCCGTTTTTCTTAATAACAAGACAACCATCCAAATCTCTATCAGCAACCAAAGTAATGTCAAAATAAGCAGGTTTATTATAAGGAATCGAAACAATAGGTTTAAAATTAAACTTAACCCCATCTACTTGCAATTTTACTTTGTAGCCAAAGTTGTAAGCCGTAATACGTGATGGGAACTTCGTCTCGTCCGATCTCGATAGATTAGCCCACGCCTCAGCATCCTTATAGGTAATTACGTCGTTATACGGGGCAAACTGGCCCGTGAGGTAGTACTCCTTTCCGTCCGACCTGTAGACAAGTTCGTAGACTTGTCCATTCAATTTAAAAAACCCTCCGCCCACTTCGTAGTACAGTTTCATCCCGTGACCTACAAGACCGAAGCGCACGAGCTTGTTTCGCTGGAGGGCGTAGAAGTCTTGGCGCTTTTTCGTCTCAAAGTCATATTCGGGCAGGCAAGTACCGTCGATATACTCGCCCACCCAAATGAAATCCTGTTCCACGAAGGAGTAAGGGTTCATCGTTGTCAACATATGTCAAACCTCCATTGTATTGGACGTTTTTTTGTTACACGTATTGATAAGTGACGCGGGTTCTGAAATTCACAGCGCCCGCCGAAGCATTGCCCGGAACCCGGCAGTGTAGAGACACTTTGACGTAGTTGCCTTGGGCGTTCTCAAGCGTACCGTCGTTCTTGACGCCTAGAATACTGATCTCTCCGTTCTGCGTCGTGTGCGGAGGAACGTTAGGTGTAAACGTACCGTCCTCGTTGGTCGTGCTTCCGAGCGTCTTAATCGGACGAGACACGGCTTGGTTGGTGTCAACGTCCCAGCCGATAGGATGGAACGTGGTATCAATTTGGTCAACCTTTACTTCAATCCATTGACCTTCTACCAGTTCACCGGTGTTGCCGCCCCACTCATCCTTCGTCATGATGACTGCATTTTGCATGTCAGGAACATCTTCCGTTCCTTTACGGTTGTTCCAAATCAGGAACGTAAAGTCCTGAGACACCTGAGAGGCGTCAACAATACCCAAATCCCATCTTGTGACTTGCTCGTCGTCACCGTTCGTTTCCGCATACCACGACACGAGAGGTTGAAGAACAGACATACTATCGACTCCTTTACGTTAGTTGTATAACCAACTCGACCGATGCTTTGGTTGCGCCTCCCACCCGGAGCCACTTCAACCTAAAGTGGTCATTCTCGTTGACAGGAACCTCGACCTCAGATTTAACAGACTTTCCGCCAGCGGCAAGGATAATCCCGTCGGTTACTTCTTCCCATGAAGGGTCTGTATCAAAGTCGTCCTGAGAACAGCGCTCTACCACCAACTCCGTCTCCCCGGAGCCGGACGAGACGCAAGATATGTAGACCTCTCTCAAGACCCCTTCATAGGGAAACCTGATTTCGGCAGGAGATATTCCGACATTCGGATTAGGTATAGAGAAGACGATGACCTTCTCCTGCACCGCCCTCTTTTTCGCAAGGTTATAGGCATCCTGTGCCCTGTCTAGTGCTTTAATGCTCATAAATACCCTCCCTCCCTCCGCTGTCAGTAGCCATTATAAGTAGGTGCCACCAAACAACAACAGGAAAAGGGAAAGCCTACCCGTAGGTAGGCTTACATGATGAACCCGTATGACCCCGACACCGACACAATGATCGTCACCGTAATGTCTTTTTCGTCCTCTTTCCTGATCGTTACCTCTGATGTCACATCCTTGTCGTCGGACTGCCTTACCGTTATACTGGATTCTATACTGCTTGCTTGTATGACTTCGATGTAAGTCATCTTGTCCGAAGCATAGCGAATCCTGACATTGATTCTCGTCGTGAGGTTCTTGTCTGCCTTGTAAGGAACAACGATGCCCGACAAGAGGTAGCCCGACCTTGTGGTTATTGTGGAGGGCAGGCCGGAATTGCTCCAAACCTCGATGTCGGAGTCGATGTTGCTGTCGTCGGCCTGTCTTACGACAATATGCGACCCGATTGTGTCTCCGTCTTTCTTGATGACTTGGATGTTACCTTCAATAGCGCTGGAGATGTAGACGACGACGGAGCCTTCTACCGTGTCTCTCGTTATACCTAGCTGAGTCAGGATAACGTCGTCCTCGGTTCTACGGATGGTGACTTCCGAATCTACCGTGTCTTCTTCCGTTCTTCTTGCAATCACCCCGCCGAGCATGAACGGCCTGCTGACGCCAATGAAGGACTCGTTGTCATTCGTTCTACGAACCCTTACCGTTATGTCACTGCCAATACTGTCGTGGTCAGACTGCCGTACCACGACTCCGCCCGGAACTTCGGGCTTGATGATGGTAAGGAACGATTCCCTCATATCTTGGTTGTGGACTTTCATGTAGCTCGGGAAGTTCTCGAATCCCCAATCGCTTTTGACCGTTCCTTTGACGACCAAATCAGCGTACCTTAGTTGGCGAACCGTAATTCCAGTCTCCGCGTCAAGGTAACCGATGCTCTTGATTTCCGGGTCATAGTATTCAATCTCAAGAACCGGAGCCTCTGTCTCCGCACCCTCTTTAGTGGAGAAGCGCACATACTGTTTCGTTCCTTGGTCAAACGGCACAAGGTAAAGGCCTTTGTTTTCCTTCTCTCCCTTGTACCACTTGTCTACGATTCCCATGAGGTCGATAGTCACGAGTCCCTTTTCCCTTCCCACGAGGCGGAAGGCGACTTCCTCTCCGGGCATCGGCCTATTGGCCCACGTAACCCCTAGTTCTGTCCAGTCCTCGTAAACCTCGTGGACACTCAGACCGATGGGGTCTTCGTTCTCCTGTTTGTTGTATAGCTTCAACTCCGCCCGCACTATCCTCATCCCTTGAGGGATTGAAGAAATGTCGAAGTAAACGAGCGAATAGAACTTCTCCCCATCGAAGCCCTCGCCGACGACCATCTCTCCATCTACACCATAGTTCAGTCGAGGAACGTTCTCTCGAACGAAGGCATCCATAATAGGAGCGAATTTCTCCGTTATCCTTGGCGGAGGAACAACATCTAACACAAGCTCCATTCTGTTGTGCGGCGGAACCGTTATACCGCTGAACACGTTCGACGTGTTCTTGACGGATATCGTCGTCTCTATGTTCTCATGGTAGATCGGAGCCACCTGAGCGGTTGCTTCCATGTACCCGTTAGGGTTGACGTATATATGAGAAGCCATGTCGCTTCTGTAAGGGATATACACGTATGACTTTACCTGATAGGCTCTTTCCACATGGTAAGAGAAAAGTTCTATTTCCCCTACAGTTAATTGTTTCCTTGACCCTCCACCTATGTTGTACAGTTGCCACCTATAGTATAGATAAGGCTCTGTAGGATTATCGAGTACGAACGTTCTTTTCTCTTGGGCACTCCATACAGACTGTCCGTCAACTCTATGAATCTCGACCCACGTTGAGCCGTCGTTGCTTCCATACAAGAACCAGCTTTCCGGTGTCGTTCTCCAGTCATTGCCACCTACCACAGCGGGCGCGTGTATAGCATAACCTATAATTGAAACGGGGCTGTTCAACTGTATCTGTATCCATCCTGACTCCTGCCCGTCTGCGGCCACCCACCTATCTGCATCAACGCTGTTCTTGTGGTCGAACGCTTTCCAAGGGGCGAATGTACCACTATACTGAGACGAGGCACTCACTACCTGACCGCTGGATGAGTTTGCGGTCATAGGTAGGGTTACGTCTTCATCCCAATCATAAACGTCGTACTCTATCTCGTTCTTAAACACAGAGATGGTAGTACATACGTCAAAGTAGGGACTGACCTGAACGCTGGCCTCGATCTGATGTGCATATCTTGTATTCGCCCAAGAATACCGTCCTCCATATACCCCTATATCGTCGTATCCTCCGTCAGGGGATATTCCGGTTCCTCTCCACTCAACGTCCCCAATGATGTTGAAGCCCTCATCCAATTCCGGGGTGTCGGTGATGATGTTTGACTGAAAGTCCCAATTCTCTCGCGTAGTGCCGTACCCTGAACTAAACGCACCATAGCAGTTAATAAGTCTCAAGGTTCCATGGGTGGTTCTGAGCATATTTCGTGAGGGAGCGTCTTTTACGCAATTCCTCATTACCTTTGTGCCGCCGTTAATGTAGGAATAGTCATTGTCGGGGATGTTGGTGAAAGCTACGTTGTACCATTCCCAAATATTGGCCGCCGTTATAAAGTTATGTGCATACGTAACATTGTCCTTGTCACCGTCCCAAACCAGTCTGTAGAAATAAAAGCTGGTCACGCTGTTGTTGGTTCTGTTGGAGTAAATTCCTTCTATGTTCTTTAGTATGGTTTTACGTCCCTGTCCGATAATAGCTACTTTAGGGCTTTGGGTGGTTTGCGTAAACATGCCGAAGTTATATACTCCCTCGCCCAAAATGACGGCGTAGCTTTTGTTCGACATCCTACTGAACGCAAATTCCATCGTCTTGTACGGAAGACTTTTAGTGCCGTACCCTTCCCTGTCCTTTCCGTACTCAGAGTCAATATAAACTACCTCATCGTACTCGCTTAGATCGAGACGTGAAGGGGATTCGTCTTCCTTGACGTATCGACTATTGATGTAGACATCCGTGTATAGTGTGAACTCGAGTTCTACTTCGTAGTAGAACTCTACCTCGTCTAGAGATACGCCCCAGCTTCCGTTCCTAGTCAACTCGAACCTGATATACGGGTAGCCTTCTTCTATGTCATGGGTTACGGCTGTGCCGAACGGCATGGATGTGTTTACCGTCACCCACGGAACTATTTGCGTATAGCTTGACCCATCAGACGACACGAGTATTCGGTAGTTTGACGTGGCGTCGTTCCTTGTGCGAGGATATACCACTATCCTCCTTATCTTCTTGTACACACTCGATCCGATAGCGGTAAAATCAAAGGTAAGGGTTTGGTTTCCGCTGGAACTGGTCATCCAATACCTTGTAGCTTGGTTGTTCGCGTCAGCTATGGAGCCGTTGAACAGATACTCCATGTAGTAGTAGTTTGAGTTGTTATAGGTATTGGCCGAGCTTGTTACAACAACGCCGTTAGGGGCGGTATAGACCCTTTGGTTGGCCCTACCGCCCGTTCCTCCTGACAAGTCTATCTTTTGAAGCAAGGCTTCCGACATAACCAGTCACATCCCATTGTATTGGAATATTTGAACCTCAGTTTCGAGGTACGGCCTTCGCCATAATCGGGAAGTTTCCTCCAGCCACAGCCCCTTCCTCAGTGGCTATCCTCACAAAGAACGACACGTCTTCGTCCGGGTCGAGAACAACGCCGTCAAACACAATATAGTCCTCGGGCACGAAGGGGTTGTTGTACTTACTTATCTGTATCTGAACACCTGATGGAGAAATGGAATTATCAACCCGTACTGATACGTTCTCCACTTCAAATGGGGACAGGTTCCTCAAGTAAACTCTTTGCGGCAACGAAGTTTGTCCTGCGATCAGCGTACCGAAATCGAGATACTTGAACACGTTGCCCGCGTTGTCCGAATAATACTCACCTTTCCCATCGTGGAACGCCAGTGCAGGTTTGATGACATATTGCACAGTTAAGACAGGTGAGTTTTCAGGACTATCGGGAGGGACTTGAAAATCTATATATGCGTGTCTAGGCGATACCGGATTTCTCCTGAACGCTATACCTGTTGTTCTTCTGTCTTTGAAAGGTCTAGTCAAATCTAACTCTATCCACTTCCCCGCCAAGCTTTCCCCTACATCGGGGTTTCCAAAATACCTTGTTCCCCTATACGGGGTAGAATATATCAAGTAATCGTCTTGTTGCGGTCTCGTAGCATATGTCACAGTCTCATCCCACTCAGTAACTGTAGCGTAAACCTCCATTGTTATTCCGTCATATCCTAAGTCAGACACGCGACCGTACCCGTCCCTATTAACTTTGATACGCAGAGTGGCTTTACTTACCTCAACTTGCTCGTTTTTCACTATATCTCTGATTATTTCGGGGTAAGTCAACAAAGAGAATACTTCTTCGTAATTAGAGTATCCGGGGTCATAGGGCCCAACGTACATCCTCCCTAGCGCGGCATTGTACCTTGTCCCCGCTATACTTAGATTTTTCCATACGTACCATCCCGTTATAGAGACTGTGGGGTCTACGTATACAGGGTACTCTGCGTTTTCCAAGAATTCCTCATCCTCAATTAATACCTTTAGGACGTAGAATTCCCCGTCATGTCCGGTCTCGTACCTTACGCCGTAGCTTATCTCTCCTGCGGCATCTACCATATAAGGCTTCTCTATTTCCCAAACCGTCTTTCCTGTCTTTTCTTCCACGATGTAGATTTCTTCGCCTTCCTGTTCAACGGATACCCCGCCCATCTTCAACGTGTAAGTAAACTCCCTAATGTCCGTCTTACCGTTTAGGATTATATTCTCTTTCAGTTTGTCAGGGTTGGCTACGTACTCAACGTCCACTCCTTCAAAACAGTTCTTGAAAACGAACGTCTCCTGACCTTTTTCGGCTTCTGTGGGATTGGCTCCTTTCAGTTTATAATTAAGCCATAATTCGTCCCCGTCCTCATTTACAAACTCTATTCCTACAAGGTGCTTATTTTCACTGGTCAGGTCTTGAAAGTAAGCCCTATAAACGTTCTCCGTAAGTGCATGGGAAAACTCCCAACTCTTTCTCTCTTTAATATCTAGGTTAACTTCCTCCCACGTTCCATCTTCCGTCTTGTAGTGGATAGGGTAGGACATTACCCTAGTTTCAAACTTTCCGCCGCCGAGGTCGAAAGTCTTTGAAGTCATTGTTCTCTTTTTTATTACCTCTATCATATCCCCCACCTACCTTAATTCCCAATTAATACTTCCGCCCACTTCTTTCTTTAGCGGAGCGTCAATAACGCCAACTTCTCTATTGTTTCGGTAAATAACCAACTTACCATCCAAGTCAACGTTAGACACGAGCCTGAACTCAATCCTAGCTCTTTGCTGTAGAGGAATCTGACAGATAGCCCGGAAGTTTAACTTCACATCATCAAAGTCCAGTTTCACCTTGTATCCGACATTGAACTGCGTGATTACGTTGTACCCGGAGCCTGCGACCTTCGGGTCAAACAAAAATTCAGCATCTTTGTAGGTAATGATGTCGTTATACAGTATAGGTCTGCCAATGATCGGGTACGCCGTGTCTCCGACAACATACTTCGCCGTAATCATTTGACCGGCAATCTTGAAGATGCCGCCCAAGACCTCGAAGTAAGCGCTTACTCCGTCGCCCACAAGACCGAAACGAACAAGCGAATTTCGGTCTATGTCGTAGAAGTTGTTTTCCTGCTTCGTAACGTAGTCAAACTCCGACAAGTAGGTTCCATTGATGTACTCCGCCACCCACGAGAACGGTTGTCTTGTTGGAGCTTTTGGATTCAAGAACATAACCTTTCCCCCATTGTATTGGACGAATTAAAAGTCATCCCCGCACAGTAAGTGCAGGGATATTGGATTACGTGTATTGGTAAGCCACCCGTGTCAGGAAGGTGAAATTACCAGCCGTAGCCGTTGCAGGGACGTTTGCGTGAAGCGTAACCTTCGCGTAGTTTTGCTCTGCGCCGAGCGAACCGTCGTTTGCAGAGCCTTTGATCTTCCCTGCGTCGCCGCCCGACAGCCCTTTGGCTTGGATGGCTTTGGTGGTCGTTCCGCCAATCGGCGTGAAATCAGTTTCATCCATCGAGTCAACGCGGGCCTCAATCCACTTGTTCAGGACGATCTCGCCCGTGTTGCCGCCGAGGATGTCCTTGGTCGTGATCGTGCAGTTGGTCATATCCGACAGGGCTTCCGAGCCGCCACGATTGTTCCAAATCAAGAACGTGGTGTCGGGTGACACGCTACCTGCATCGACGATGCCAATTTGCCAATCAGTCTTTTGCTCAGTGTTGCTGACATCGTACCACGATACAATCGGAGCCGCCATTTCCCATCAACCTTTCACTCATAGATTTTTACGGTCAGTTGAACCGTGAAGCCCTCAGCACCCTCGCTGACGGCAGGAACGTTCAATCTGATATAGTCGAACCTGTTAATCGTTTCATCAGACACGAGACTAACGTCTGCCGTGCTGGTCAGTTCGTTGGCAGGGATAACGGCAGGGGAGCTTAGAATCTCCGTCCACTCCCCGCCTGTGTATCCATCGACAGGACTCTTTTCAATGATAATTTCGGTGTCTCCGCTTACCCCCGCCTTAGAGCAGAAAACAGAAACGCCGACTATCTTCCCGTCATGGGGAAACTGAACAACAAGCGACTGCGCGCCAAGGTTCGTAACCTTCGGCAGAACAAGCACGATGGTCTTCGTGTCCGCTCCGCTTTCAAGGAACTGGCTCAGTTTATTCGCACTAAGCACCGCCTTGTTGTAGGAGAGGATGTCCACTTAGACCACTCCCTTACTGCGTGACTTTCTTGTACTTAACATATAGAACGTCCGGTACTCCGTTCACGACCTTGAGCGTATCCGGCGCAAAGTCGAAGCCGATAATGTTTCCGTTACCGTCCGTCTTGTACACGAAGTTTATTCCCGGAGCCTGAACCGCACCGTTGATGAACAGGAGAACCGAACCCGGACGGGCAACGCCTTTCACGAGATCATATTCCGTCTCGTCCCCCTCGGCCTCGTAGACTTCTTCCTCATCCTCATTTTCAAGAGTAGTAACCCGTTCCTCAAGATCGGAAATATCAGACCCGACATCTCCTATAGCTTCCTCGACATCTGCAATCTGATCTACGATAGACTTTGCAAGGTTCGCATTGCCGTCGTTATCAAGCGACCCGCCACTACCGTAAATGTCCTTCATCAATTGGATGAGGTTCATGTAAGCCCTAGCGTCAGTTGCGCCCTCTACGAATCCTGCGCCGCCCTTAATGATAGAGTCAACAGGAATCACGGACAGGTTGGTACGAACAACGAAACGGTAGTCGATGTTACCTGCACCTGCGTCGAAAGTGTACGGCTGTTCCGTACCTCCCGCGATGGAGTAGAACTTGAGTGTATATACGCCTGCGTTTTCTTCCAAACGACCGTAAACTACATCGGAATCATCATCTCCGATTGGGCTATCCGTTCCTGTAGCGCGAATCTGCACCTTCTCGGTCAGTACGACACCTTCAACGGAAGTGCCAGTAGACACTGGGCGACCGCCGACATCATCAGTAACATCGAGTTCACTCAGACCTGCGACAGCGACATCGTTCACTTGAACGAAAACGTCGATTTTGGTGTCTTCAAGGATTTCGCGGTGATTGTGCCACTGGATGTTTACCTTGTCTTCACCGATCTTATGGTCAGAGTCGAAGTGGTAGTCACGCAAAACACCTGCGCGAATCTGTTCGCCGCGAAGACCAGCGATACCACGAGTACCCGCCATCCTTACCACCCCTTTATAAAGAAATTTCCCCTACATTGAGTATAGTTCGTAGGTAATGTAGGGGAACCGATTAACGTAGAGTCTCGGACAAAACTCGCTCAATTCTTCCTTGGGAGTTGTAGGTGTAAGTCTTCACCGTTACCCGCCCGTCTCGGGTCACTGTCTCCTTCGTGATTTTGCCGAGATCGTTGTATTCGTATTCTTTTTCTATCCGGTAATCTCCGCTTACGATCTCCTTGACTACGTTTCCTTCATTGTCGTACTCGAAGATAATCTCGTAGTCTCCCTCGCCCAACAGATAGTCAAGACCTTTTTGCAAGGTACTTGCCAGCGTGTAGGCAACGTCCAGCTTGTCTCCGTACTCTACAACAAAGACGCCGGACACTACGATTTCGTTGTCACTGTAAGCATAGGTCTTCGTGTACTCCGTGTCCCCGATTCTAGCCGTCTCTACTGAAATCAGGCCATTTTCATACTCGTAGTCAATGTCGTAAACGAAGCTACCGGTTATCTCCTGTCCTGTAATGTTTCCGTCTTGGTCTACCCCGTACAGTACGTCCTTGCGGTACAGCGAGCATACTGCCCGACCGAATGCTGAAACCAATTCCATTGAATACCCTGTTTCGCGGAACAGATTTCCATTTTCATACAGGTATAGCTTCTCGTAAGTCTCACCAAACACGTTCAGGGTTTCCTTGGTAACTAATCCGTCAGTGTATTCGTAGGTCTTGACGTACTCGACCTCGCCCTTGGATACTTCCTCCACCACGTTGCCCGCCGAGTCCAATAGGTATTCCTTGTGTACGTAGTACCGGGTAGGTCGGAGGTAATTGTGGAGCGTCAAGGTAGATAGCCAGTCTACCTTGTTTCCGTACTCCCTGATCTTATTCCCGTCGCTGTCGTACTCATAGGTACAGACATAGGAGGCTCCTTCAAACACGGTCACTTCCGTCAGGAGCTTGTTCGTAATCGGGTCGTAGACAAACGTCTTGGTGTACGGAAAGTCGCCCGTGGCGATCTCTTGAATCACGTTACCTGTGTTCGGGTCTAGAATGTACCGTATTTCAGCATTGTAGGTTAGCGGCTGTCTAACTGCTTCTCCCGACCCGCCGCGAGAGGCCAAATCCTCAATGTAATCCAGCCGGTCATCGAGAGTAGGGAAAACACTACGGGCGTCAGACAGTTCCGTTTCGATATTTTCAATTCGTTCAAGCAGATCGTCAGGAATCGGGGCCGACCCTTTCAACTGGTCGATTTCATCCTGCATGAAGTTCAACCGACTGCGTAGGTCGGGGAACACGATCTCGTCGTCCGAATAGTTCCTAGCCTTTCGTACTTCTATCTCAACGGCTGTCAGCCGACTGTTAAGTCCGGTCGGACTGTAAATAAGGGAATCGGAATTGAACCATTCCTTAATGACGATTTCATCCCCGACCTGTAGAGTGGCCGGGACTTGGTTTCCTTCGTCGTCATAAGTCCTGATGTCCAAACGGATGTGGGTATCGTCTACTTCCTCGTACCCGCCGCCCTCCGTCAACCTATTACCATTCAGGTAGACATCAAGGACTTTCTTCCCCATCTCGTAGGGGTATTCAAGTGTGATAAGGTTGGGGTCATCGTGTTCGGACAAGTATTCTTCGGTGACGATGATTTCTTGGTAGCGCCAGTTAAGCGCTTGTGTAGGCTTTTTGACCCTGAAATCCAGCACGTCCTAACCCACCACCCTTACCACACATTGATAACGAAGTCAAACAGGTAGTCGTCTACCATTACCGGGACGGAGCTTCGTGTTATCCTAGCCCAAAAGAACACGCTTCCGCTGGCCGGTACTTGACTTATCATTAGGGATTTTTGGAAGTTTCCGCTCGGAACGCCGTTCACGTCTTCGCAGATTTCGACCCATTCCCACCCGAACTCATTCATGTATTGCTGAATAGCAATATTTACATTGTCGTGCGGAATGTTGCTCATGTTCCTGAGTTCGAGTCTGAAATCTTTGTAGAACGAGTCTATGTACCCGAAGTCATTTTCGTGAACATCCAGCGGCTCCCCGTTGTAGTACACTTCAAGGAAGTTTCCGCAGTGGAACACATCCCCTCCGAACACGTCGTCGTGAACACCCTGAGCCGTCAGGTTACCTTCTTCGTCGTACACTTTGACTTCGATCTTGAGCGGCATGACGTACTCGAACACGCTCAAGTCTTCTTCGTAGCCACAGTCTTCGAGGACTGCAATCAGCACCGGGTCTTCCTCCCGGATGTCGTAAATCTCGACCCTTGCGTTCTTAGGGAGCGCCCTAAAGCTTATCTTCGTGTCCTCGTAGACGGAGAGGGTATGAATCTTTAGCGTCTCCCCCTCGTCTCCCTCAAGCTCGACGCCCCACAGGGTCGCATTGGGAAACTTAATGGAGCCGCGAATGTCCCAATCCTTACCATTCTCCGAACCGTAGCCCTCGTACTCGTCTCCCTTCTTCACCATCCGAACATACGGATACGATAGAGTTGTCCCGATTTCTTCGTTGTAATATTCCAACAGTTCCAGCTTCTCCGAGTCTGTGATGTACGCGACGAACCCTCCGAAGTCCTTGGACATTATAGGATTGTACGTGTTACGCATCTCAAGAACAGCGTTCGTCGGCAACTCTCTAAGGAGATAAGCAGGGAACTTGCCATGAAGGAGGTTGAGAGTACCGTCAGTCAAGTCTATATAAAACCGATCAGTGGACGGGTGCATCTGCCACCCGTCCGCGATCAGGTCAATGCTATTGCGAAAGTCCTCGTGGACAATCTTCCCCGACTTGACACGCTTGACGTGAATCACAATAGCACCCCCTACTCAATAATCCATATGTTGCGCTCCCCTTTACATCCTTGGTGGTGCCTTCGATAGTATTCGAGGAGGTTTTCGATCAGGAGCTTTACAGCCATGTGCCCGCCGCACCCGATAAATTCCTCCACCACTTCCGCCCCTACTACCTTCATGCCCTTGACAACGATGTTGTCAACAAAGGATGCGTCCTGAGATTCCGAGGTCTCCGTTCCGATCTTCTTAAAGACCCACTTGGCTTCATGCTCACCTTCCAGTATAGGAAAAGAGTAAGCTCTTTTAGTTTCCGCCGAGTAATCTTTAACCCGAGGTACGCTATCATTGTCCAAATAGAAGTCAATGGCGTACTTCGGTTTTTCGACCGGAATCACGATAGCGGGTGCGTCTACTATCACGTTGTCAATGTACGCATCAAACCGTGGTTTGCCTCTGTATTTTGCGTTTCGGAACGAGGACTTAGGGTTGGAGAAGGCCATCAGGCCGCTCGCCCCGTGTCCCCAACCGCTAGGGTCGGTGACATTAAGGTACTGCCTTCCGTCAATGTAAATGGTGAACCTGTTACCCCTCACGACAGCGCGTAGCTTGTGCCAACGACCGAGTTGGAATCGGAAGTCAGGGTTGATCGTCCACGTCGGCGACCACGGGCTTCCTTGCTGTTGCCCGTTCACTACCTTCAACAGACCGCCCGGATTCTGCGGGTCAAGGTGGCTCCACGTACCGAAGGCGTAGTAGTTGTTCGGGTCGCGGTAGTTCAGGACAACGCCAATCCAGTCAATCAAACCGTAGTTCTCCGGGATGTCCTCCGTCTTGAACTCTACCTCGAACTCATACTCGCTGTCCTGAACCCACTGCGGGTTAATGACCATAGCGATTTCCGGGGTGTTCTCGTCTTCGTAGATGACGTTGCCCTCGACCACCCACTGCGTCTGATAGCCGACCTTGCGCCACTCAGTTTGAATCTGTTGGGCCGAAAACAGGATTTCAGCCATGTTGTTACCTTCGGCCTGCGGCACCCTTACCTCGAAGTAGTAGTCTCCCGGAGCGACATTGTTCAGACGTATGTTGGAGTATTGGGTCACGCCGACCGACCTCCAAACAACCGTACCGTCCGTGCGCTTCAAGAGCAGGTTGGTTTCCATGTTGGTATCGATTCCGTAGGTAAATTGGATGGCCGGAGTCTGTGCATTGGTTGGGACGTTGAACGTATTCGTTCTGTACGTCTTCACCCGCGCTGGATTCTCTACCCCTAGTCCAGTACCGCCCTGTGTCGGAACCGGAACCCACCCGTCACCTTTGATCTTGAAGTTGTCAGGAAGTCCCTCGAAGTTCTCCGAGAACAGGATACCGCCCGGCAGAATTTCAGGAGGCCTGTCGGGAACGACGTTCCCTACCTCAAAGCTGATCGTAGACGAGCGAGTCTTCTTCGGCAACTCAAAGTCTAAGTATGCCTTGTTCTGCTCTGTCTGCACAACCGGATGCCCTTCAAGTACCCAACCGTATCCGGGAACGTACTTGCGAGACGAACCCTCCGTCCGAATAAGTTCAGAGAACGGATAGACCTCGAACTGCTCCACGAAATCTCCGTAGGTGTACACGATCTTTACGCGATAGAACCTGTTCGTGATTCCCAGCGCCATCCACCGGATGAATCTGTAAATCCTCCACAGTTCGTCCGGCGTGTACTCCTTCGATTCGTCCCACTCCGCCACAAGCTTTTCGACCTGCTCGTACAGCATGTTCATGACACGAGAAATTGTGTCAATCGGCGTAGAGCCTTGGAACCTCGTCTTGTAAGCATCGTAAATTTTGACGATGTACTCAATGAATGAATACAGGTTACAAGGGTTGATCGCCATTGGCTCTTTTCCGCCCACGTCCGCGCCATTGCTGATCGGCTCGTTGAGAACCGAGTACGGAGGAAGGACGTAAGGGTCACCGTTATCGTCCGTGTGTCCGGTCGGGAAGTACGGTTCCCACGTAACAGGGTCATAGAAGCCATCCATGTTCGGGTTCTCGAAGTTGAAGTCCTTGAGCGGAACAATCAACCAGTCGTCACACACGTACCCTTCCGTACATACCCACTCAAACAGTGGGTCTTCCGGCTCAGGGTCAGGTTCAAGGTCGGGCCGTCTACGGTATTTCAGGTCAGGTGGCCCACTGCAACTTAGGACTGCAATGTCGTAATCCGTGTCCTCCATCCCCACGTCAGGGAACAGTTTGACACCGATCACAAGCTGGTCGGTTTCCGGCCTTTGGACTTCGGGGTCATTCGCAAGCTCGCCCCACATCTCCTGATAAACGCTAGGAGCAAGAACGTCATCCTCACTGACCAACTCGCCCCACATCTCCATCGAATAAGACGGGACGAGAGGTTCGGACTCGCTGACAAGCTCGCCGAACAATTCGACCTCAAAAGTTTCCGTAAGCTCTACTTCCGGGCCAACGATTTCAGCGAAGATGTCTTCGTCCGGTACGAACGTAATAGGTTCTTCCTCGCTCGTCAACTCAGCGAAGATAAACTCGTCCTGAGTGTCAGAGAACACTGGACTGTCAATGTTCCAAAGCTCCCCGTGTTCTGTAAACAGTTCCGTGAACCGCTTGTTGTCGTACTTGATGAAGTGTAGTTCTTCCAGTACGTTCGTGTTGTCCCTGTTCACAGAATCCCGACCGAAAAGGGAATCAAGGATTACTGCATCATTACCGTACTCTCCGATTCCGTAAAACTTCGGTTCCAGTTCCTCTGCTTGCTTGGAGAACCTTACGAAATCGTAATATAGCTTGTCGAGAAGCGACAGGTAAGTCTTCGTATCCTCTGCCTTAACCTCGTGGTCAAACTTGATCTCAACAGTCGTCGGATGGACCTTCGTACCTTGAACCTTTTCCTCGATCTCCTGTCCCGCCCGGATGACATTCCTGTCAAACTCAAGAGACGATTCCTCTCGCATTTGCTTGAGGACGTAACGAACAGCCGCAAGCTCCCCGTTTTCCTCCCCTTTTCGGAGTACGTTGCGTTGCAGTTCCTCAAGCACTTCCAAGACAGTACGGTAGCTGACGCTGTTGCCTTTAAGGATTTCACGATAAGCGTCATGTACGATCTTGCTGTATTCGGAGTCCTCGTTTACGAGCAGGTAATGAGCGAGCGCAACTTCCCTGTCCGACATTCGTGACAACTCGGGGAGATAATTGACCAGCGCCTTTTTGCTCCACCTCTCAATCGTCCCTAGAACCTCAACAAGAATGTCGGCCTGACGGGTTATCTCTGCTGTGACATTAGGGTCAGCAATAAGGATTGTGTTGGAACGTAGGTTATGCTTCGCCAGTTCACGGTTCAGAAGTTCTTCTGCCATCCTGATCTTTGCGATTCCGGTCATACCGTACATGAAGGAGGCTCTTTTACCTTCGACCTTGCCCGCCGACAATATAGGAAGGTCAGCCTCGAACAGACGCTTCTCAAGATCAACAACCTCAAGGATTCCGGCTTCCTTTAGGTCGTTAAGGTTCTTCATTAGATGTTGCTCTGCCTCGTTCCCTATATGGGCTACCTTGTTCGACCTTATCTCGTTCATGACAGAAGCTAGTCGTTTCAGTTCAGAGGAAACCAAACCCAAAACCGAGGCAGGAGAAACAACATCCAGCCTCTGGGCATGTACAGGGTTTCCTCCCAACGATTCCAGTATCAAGGACTCGCTGTATTTATCAGGAGTCGCCAAATAGTCATCTACCCGCTCAGTCAGGCTCGAATGACGAACGATAACAGCATGTAGAATATCATGCTCGATGGTGGCTCTGTACGTCCCAATACCGAGGAAATTGATGTGATACAACTTGTTAAGGTAATGTCCGTAAGTTCCCTTCCTCTTGGTATTGAGCCGGGTAGAAAAAACCCCCTTGTATAGAAGGGGGATACCGGAATGTTGGGGGATATTTACACAGTTGTCCATGTTGTATATCCCCCTTTATTTTCGTATTGATTACAACGTAACCAGTCCAGCCGAGATCGGTTCAGTGCGTGCTCCTGCCAGTTCCGCCCCTTCCGGTACTGCTCCGATTCCCGTCCAACTCGTCACGCCGCGACCGGACACGATGTCGTAGGACGTGTTGAATTTAATGATCTTACTATCGTCCACTTCCATCTTGATTGCGATACCAACACCTTTGTAGGTGTCCTTGACACCGAACGATTTCAGGAAGTGGTTGTTGGAAGTCAAGCGGTAATACTTGTACTTCTCACGCTTCCAGTGTTGGTGGTATTCCGGGTGATCGATGTCTTTCGGGTCAATCGGGTCACCGTTGGTGTCAACCGGACAAGGGTTACAATCGCTGACAGGACGAATGATCTCGAACTCGTCAAGGTGTAGTACGCCTTGCTTGCTGACCGCCAACGTATTTTGCAGGAATCCCCGCTTGCCGTCCGTTGGGTGGTAGACGTAGACAGGACTCAGGTGGAACATGCCCGTCCACGAAGACGGCTGATACAATTCCGACTTCCGGGTATCTCCGGTCGGGTCGTCGTAGATGACCGAAGCGTAGTGGTTTTGCCACAGCAGGCCACCGTAGGTGCGGTACATCGCAATAGACGTTACACCGTTAGACGTTTGGTCACCGTAGCGCTCGCCGCCTGACGGGTTTTCAGACGAACCGGCTAGTGCAAAGTTGCCGCCCACGTCCAGTTTACCTTCCTTGAAGGATTGAATCTGACCGCAGTAGACATGAGATACCATACCGAACCCGTCAGTCGTCAGAGAAGGCTCGCCTTGGAACACGAGAGAGAAGCTGTCTCGGGAAGCATATCCCCAAATGTTGACCGGGATGTCCAGCACGTTCGGAATCGAGTTGCTTACGTCGTCGGAGATGAAGTCCACGTCCACCGGGTACGTTGGCAACTCGGCCAGCTTGTACAGACCGTTCAGTTCGTACAGAACGTCATTTTGATTCGTGTCGGGAGTCGAGCCGATAAGGTTGCTGTCGTAGTAGTAATAGTTCGGCGTCAGCTTGAACTGAATGCGTTTGAAGTTACCGCTGTTGCCGCCCGGATAGTTGACGTGAGACAGCACAAGGAACATTTCACTGAACGCCGCTTGACCGTTCTCGTCTTCGACAGGAGTCGTAACGGTTTTCAGGATGTGGGTAAACTCGTTGACGTAACCTTCCTCGTTGACCTTTGGGGGAAGCGTCTCCACAAACTTCCAACCTGCCTTACACAGAATCGTAACCAAGTCCCAATGAAGGTTACGAACGCTGGAACGTACTTCAACGTAATACCCGTTTCCTTTCGGTTGTTCCTTGTAGTAAGACAGGGAAACCGTTCTCGTTTCCTCGCCTGCTGTGTATGTCACCTGAACGGTTGCGTCACCGGTCAGGACGAGTTTAGGAGACTTGTCGCTTGCGGCGTTGCCCGTTACATAGAACGTTCCCTCAAACTTCCTCGTGGAAGCATTGTACGCCAGCGAAACCGTAATAGAGTTGGAAGGGCTTGACCCGTCCTCAAGAACAGTGACCGTAGGATTGTCTGCACTTTGCAGGTCGTCGTCCGAGAGCCTGATCTTGATTGCCTTATCGTCGCCCCACGCCAGCGAAGGGTATAGTTCAAGGTTAACCATTTATGCTTGACCTCCTTTAGATTAAGCATCAACAACATTGAGTATAAGCGTGTCTGAGTCGGCAGGGGATACAAGAAGCTTCAAGTCAATCCACACCTGCTTGGACGTTCCTGAGTTATTCACGAAATCGAATCTCATTGGTGTGTTCTTCGCTATCGGGTAGATCATCGACATCATGGTTCCCGAATATATCGTCTGCGGCAACTCTTTGGTGTAGACCGTCTCGAATACTTTGTACGACCCGACCGTAAACTCCCAGTAGTCGGGGTGCAGGTATCCCGATGCCGCCAATGATGCGTTGACGAACTCGACATCCTTGTTTGCCGTGATGATTTTCGAGTACACGCCAACGTTAGGAGGTACGTCAATCCAAATACCCTTGACCTTGGGAACTGTCTTGCTAGGAAACTGCGGGTGAGGAAGCGCCCTGACTTTACCTACACTATCCACGTCACCGCCAAAAATGATTGTTCCGTAACCTGACATTCACCCGCCCCCCTTACGTGTAGGTCAGTTCCAACTTTTGAATCCTTCCGTAACCGTTCTCACGCACCAAGCTCCCCTGTACCGTCCGGCTTCCGTAATCGGAAGCAAATTCCACAACGAACCCAGTAATCAGGACATTGTTGATAAACTCGTGGTCATCGATGGTAGAAGGTACAGGAGGGTTCGCGCCGCGAATAAGGGTGATCGTCTCGGTCGAACCGTCTGCGTAAGTCGTCACGACGGAATCTATGACATCGGGGTCATACGGGTTGCTTCCACGGAACAACTCAACCGACCGCACTTCATCGGAGGTCCCTGAAAATTCACTAGGTTCGGAGATCATGTAGTTCCGGTTGCTCTCGAACTGGCTCCTTTTGATCTCCCGACGAATCATCTCCAGTATGGGGAAGACATCGTTCGCATTGAGAAAGTTCCTCATGGTTCCACCCCTTATTTCTTCTCTAAGTATAAGGAGATACCGTAAAGATTAACTAGAAAGAGGAAATGGTGCGACATCACCAAAAGAGAATCGCACCATACCTGTCATGCAGGCTCGCCCCATGTCAATTCGAGACGGTTTATCATGCCGTTACTGTTCCCCATGAGTGTGTTGCCTTTAATGATGTAATAACCCATCGTGGACGTGTTTTCGTCATAGACGTAACAACCGTCAAGAACCTCAATGAACGGGTTGCCTTTGACGACAACCTCTTTAGTCCTTGCCTGACGCTTCATGTCGAAGAACAGCTTTTCGGCTACGATTTTCTTGGCCCCGTAAGTGGACGCCCCGTCACTCTCATCAATCCACGGACATTCTACCTGTGCCGTCCTGATGTGGCCCTTCGTGGCAACCAGCAAGTCCTTGTCAAAGAAATGTTCCTTGTTGCCGTGGGAACCTACGACGATGATGTGGTTCCTGACCCGAGAATAATCCGTAGACGAGTTCAACGAGTACAAGTTCTCTCCGCTTCGGAAGTTCCACCGCATATTGTTCTCGAAGTCCAGCCGGTGCATGACAAACGTTCCATACCGGTTGACATAGACACGGAAGTTGATCTCATCCACGATGCGCCTGATACAGTCGGAAACGCGCTCGCCCGGATTGAACACGATGGCCTCGACGAACGGGTTCTTGTATCCGTTCGGAGTCTTCACGTTCAATGTGACTTCCTCAAGAACACCTTTGGAGTTAAACTTCATGAAGGTGTTGTTCTTTTGGTTGATGTCCGTGTAGTACGTTTCCTCGATCACGAGGTCAGGGTGCAAAAGGTCTTCATAAACGTACCGCCACCCTGTCATGCCTGCGTGGTTCGCTAGAGCCTGAACAATACTTGACTTGAGCCACGGCCTTGGTGTTGAGTCTCCTGCGAAAGACTCGGCAGGCGGGAAGCTCATCTCTTTCAGGAGGATACATTCCTCAAGCAAGTCGAACCTGTCCACGCAGTTGAAGGTTATTGTACGGGATTCAGAGTCTTCCTCGATCTCCCCTTTAATCATCCCCGTGAACACACGAACAATGTGATTGCCGTACCCTGCGTAAATACGAACAGGCGTGTACTCACTGATGACGTGTCGGACTTCCCCTTCCTCGTAGTAGGTGTAAGGATTCTTCCTCTTGTTCTCCGGGAATATTGTATTTCGGACATACTCAGGGGAATAGAGTCCGTGGCTGTTGTTCAGCGTAACCCGCGCCGTGGACGAAGACATATCAAGGTGAGTAGTGACTTCCCACTCCATAATGTCATCCTCGATATAGAACGTCTCATCGTACACGAACCCGCCGAGGTCATACCACTTTGGTGTCACCTGCATTTCCGTGGTCGTCGTGGTGATCGGCGTACTGGTAGCGTAATTCTTGTTGACGTACTTCACTTCATCCACATAGACAATACCGGTTCCCGATTCCGTGGTGCTGATCTCCACGCGGTTGTCGGAATCATTGAACGACTCGGGACTCAGGCCGGTGTCCGTCCACCCTGAAACACCCCTGACGAAGACGCGCATTTTGTTCTCGTTTTCGGCCACCAGCATGTATTCCCGCCATTCCGTGTTGTCAACATTGTAAGCCCTCGTGCCGTCGGACACATTGCCTTTCGTGAACATAACACGGAAAGCCTTGCTTCCGTTGGACACCGTTACACGTCCCATATGAGTGCTGTCTGACATCTTGGTCTTGAACTGCATAGTGAACGGGTAAGCTACGTCCCCGCGCCGAACGATACCCTTAGCGGAAGACGTATCATTGTCGGAGAAGTAGATGTACTCCCCGCCCGGATAGACCGTCGTACCGCTCAACGTAGACCAGTCGCTTGCGTCCTCCATACCATCCTCGAAATCCCAAACCGTGCTTCTGTACCCGCCGCTGGAATCTCCGCTAGAAGACGGTATGATGATCTGCTCCCGAATCTCAGCGAACTCGACAGCCTTGACGGTCATGATGCCGAACATAGACTGAGAAGCTGTCGGAGGCGTGGACGTGTTTATCATGGAGAACTCGAACGTGTGACTCCCTGACGGAACCGTGATGGGAGTTGGGTGGACGATGCCATTCGGGAGTTGATCTCCCCTAGCCGACCACACTACCGTGCCGTCCATCTTCAACTGAATGAGGTCGCCCGGAGTCAGTCTCTTGTAGAAGCAAGAGAACGATAGGTATCCCTGATGGAACCATTGGTGCGTAAACGTAAACGACTTCCGGTATCCGGGAGAAGGGAGCCTGTTGAACCCCAACACACGCTTCGACCCTTGCGGAGTCGAGGCCGTGAAGTAGTCGCTGTTGTTAATACCGAACTTGGAATCCGTTCCTTGGTGCAAGTCCTTGTAGTAGGAAGTTCGTTCCTCTGTCTTGGTGATCGTGGTCACGCTTCCTGTACTTCCTCCACCGCCCGGCGAAGTCGTCACTCCGTTCAGGGTAATGGAGCCGTTCAGAACCTTCTCCGGGTCGATGTCAACGCCGTCCTTCCAAACCTCGAAGTGAAGATGGGAGCCGTCTCCGCCGCCTGACGGGATAACGCTACCCGTATTTCCTCCTAGACCAATACGTTGCCCGGCCTTTACGATCTGTCCCACCTTGACCAAGTTTGCATCAAGGTGAGCATATCTCGTCCTGACGCCATTTCCGTGGTCGATGGTCACGTAGTAACCGTACCCGCCAGCGTTGTAACTGGCCTCTACGACTGTACCGTCCCACACAGCCACAACCGGGTCGCCTTTTGCCAAATCAAGGTCAAGGCCTTTGTGTTTCGGCCTCGAAGGATTTACCGTTCTGTGCCTTGACGTAATCACCATGTCACTTAGGCTGGACTTTCCTTCAAGCGGCATTACGGGTGCATTGGAGTAGAACGTCCCGCCACTCTCGTCAGGGACGACCACGGAAACAACGTTCGTCGTCGTCTCTTTGGTGATGTACTCTATCACATCAAACTTCTTTTTCAGGCCCCGGACGTAGACAAACTTGTCAAGCTCAACGATCACTCGTGGAGCATGACCGAACGCATTGACTTTACGCATGAGTTCGTTCAGCGCGTGTCTGCTAGGCCTGTCAGAATTATTGAGAAACATCACTCATCACCTGAACCTTTCCAAAGCCCACTCAATGAACCTGTGTAGGTATGTCACAGCCTCCGCCCGCGTAATGCACCCGCTAGGGTTGAAAGTTCCGTCTGCATACAGAGGGAACACATAGCACCCGTCAAGGTACTTTTCATGAAGGATGTCCATCAGGTCTTCCGTCCACCACTGACCGTCCGGGATGTCGGGAATGTTGCGCTCATTGACGGCGTGTGGAACGTATTCCCGATCAGTGAAGCGGCGGTACAGGTTCAATCTCATCCGTTGCAACAGAACCATAAACTCGCCGCGCATGAGGTTTACCTTGGGGAAGAACCTGTCGTTCCATGCCACAGCCTCGGATGTAGGGATGACGGTTTCAGCGGTGTGTAAAATCTGACCGTTCGCTCCCTTGTAGTTGTACTGCACAGTGACTGGTATATTCCAGTATTCGTAGGAAGTGTAAAGAACTCCGTCAACGATGGTAAATACGTTTCGGTCGTAGCCGACCTGTCTACGCATAGCCTCCTGAACCGTCTCGCCCGGATAGCGCTCAAGCTCGATGCGTCTCAGTTTTTGGCCCATAGCCGTGGCAATCTCGTTCAGACTGTAGTTGATGTCGAACGTGTACTTGCTCTTATGCGCAAGCTCCGCCGATGGGTAGATGCCTGCCTGTACAAGAACAGGGGCCTTGCGGCACGTATCTGTCTCATGGTACGGTACGCCCATCGCCATGACCACGACTTGCAGACCCGCCGAGATAGGGTTCGGAAGATAAACCTTGTCTACGTCCGTATCTACGTTGACAGGTACTCCGTCCACGTAGCAGTAGACTGGATTGTCGTCGGATGGAACGTATCCCGGCAGAGGAAATTCTATCTGATTTTCCGTGCTGATATAAGATCGAACAATCCTCTCTTTGCCCGTGACGAACTTGTTGTACGGGACACTGTTGAACAACGTCTCCGTGTCCGACTGATCGGCGCTCAGATACAGCCTCGCGGCGTCCAGCACGTCACGGTAATACCAGTCGTATGGACTGACATCTATCCAACGCATATCAGTACCCCCTTAGAAGTTTGTCGATGAACCGGAAAGTCCGCATGAGGAACGCCGCCCCTTCGCCGCGAGTCAGGTGATCTTCCGGTCTAAAGTATTGAACCGGGTCACCGTTGTAATCGTAGACGGAGATCAGACCTCTCTCCTGCATGTCCTTGATGTACTGCTCCGCCCAATGTCCGCTAATGTCAATAAACGGAGAAATGCTTCTGTAGTCGAAATCCTGCTTCCTGACAAGCAGGAGATTAACTGTCACAAGGTATTTCGACTCTTGTTCGACTGCCCGTATGTCCGGCTCCCCATTTACAATACCGATGTAAATGGTGCCTTTTTCGTCGTAGTATTTATGCTCCGCCCCGATGAACTGTAACCAGTCCGCAAACTCCTTCTTGGAGTAAAAGAGCAACGTGAGGGTCGTGGTGTAATGACTGGTTCCTCCTTGCACCAGCCCCGCCGAACCGTTCAGCGTGGCATTGGCGTGCGACTTCATAACCGGAGCAGGAGGTTTGTAGTCGTTGACTATACGTCCCTTTACTTCGACATAACGGAGGCCGTTATCGTAGAACAACTTCTTTTTGTACATGTTGTCTTCGCTAAAGAAGGCGTTTTGCTGAGTCATCATACCCCTCCTAAGAAAGAAGCCCCACCTTTTCAGATGGGGCGAGATTCAGAAGCCACGGTATCCGAACGGATTGGCTTGCTTCTGTAGACGCAAGCTTCTTCCATCGCTCAACCCTTGCCCAATCGCCCGACCAATCTCACGAATACGCTCGGTTGGCGTGTTGCCCGTGACGTTCGGCAGGGAGATAGTTACATGAACGTCTCCCCCTTGAACAGTATAGGTCGTGTGGGTGTTGTTTCGCGTGATGTATTCGTAATAACTCATGGCTTTTACGTTGTCCGGCAGGTTGAACGTGCCTCCGGTGTTCCTCATTTCTTCGAGGATTCCCAACTGAGCCTGCAAGGACTGGCGTTGCAAATCCCTGATCTCGCGTTGGATTAACTTCTGTTCCTCAACGTCCGACGTTCTTCCAAGCCTGTCTTTTAGCTCGGAAATAAGCGAGTCGAACATCGTAATCTGTTCGTTATACTGTTTCAGCCTCATGCTCCTGAGTGCAGGATTGTTTTCGTCAAGACCCATGACGCCCATGTTTACTCTTTCTTGGAGATAGGAGTTGCTCATCTCAGCCAACCTGTCTTCCAAATCCTGACGGTAGGTGGTTACGCGAGACAGCCTCAAATCCCTGATCGCTACACGCTCACGTTCGATCTGCAACTGCAACTGAGCAATTTGCTCATCAATCTGTTGCTTTTGATCTTCCGTTACAGGTGTGCTTCTCAGTTGCTCGATCTGCGTCATCCATGTATTAATTCTCTCGTTGGAGATGCCGATTGCGGCGTCGATATATTCCTTGCTTCCTCTATCCATCGTCAGTTCGTTGATGGCAGACTGGATAGCAATGGAGTCTTCCGCAATCCTTGCCGCCCGCTGGATTCTCGACAGAGCCGCGTCGAAGGCAATTTGCACCATCTCTTGCTGAATCTGTCTAGCCTTTGTCTCGAACTCAAGCTCTGCCTCGCGCAAGTTGCGTTCCCAACGAGCGATTTCTTCTCTTTGTTCGTTGATCTGTTCTTCCGTATAACCTTCGCTACCGAGCATCATTTCCAACGTAGTCTTAGCGTTGGTAATGTAATCGTTAATCCTCGTAAGCTCGTCGTTATAGAGGGCAACCATCTCGTTCATCTTCTCCTGACGAATTCTGACGTATTCCTCGGAATCCGTGGCGTACCCTTGGCTTATTGCCCTCAACTGCTCCAACATCATAGAAGATTCGATTTTACCTATCTCCCGCTGAATGCTTTCTCTGACCGTATTCAAATCATAGATTCTGTAAGTACCTTTCAGAAGGTTCTCACGAATCCTATCCTCGATGGCTTGATTCATACGTTCTCGCAGGCCAGCCATCTCTTCTTCCTCAAGTCGAGCCTTATCCATAGACTCTTTATAAACGGCTTTCCTAGCTTCCATCTGATCTTGAATTAATCCTGTCGCGCGAGCAAATTCTTCGTACACTTCATCTAGGTTAAGGTTATTCTCTCTGATGTATCCAAGAACATCATAGGTTCCGAAACCTTTTTTCAGGTTGGCTCCGTACCTCTCGTTCAGGAACTCCCCAAGCTCTTGAGCCAATGCGTCAAGCTCGAAGCCGGAAGTGTACTTGTCGCCCGCGACAAACAAATCAAGGCCTCCAAGAAGGGTGTGCCATAGAGACAAGGCTCCCCTCTCAACCAAGTTGGCATCTTGGAACCTTTTCAGAGCGTCAATGTCCTTCATCCTCTTGTCGGCGATCTCCAATTGCTTTTGCGCTTCTGTTTGCGCTCCTTGCGACGTGAATTGGGTCACTACCTCACCGACACCTGCGAACAACAACATTTGAAGGCCGAACCCTCTAGCCGTCCTAGCAAGGTTTGCCATAGACGAGCCTAGACCCCTAGCCTTTTGACTAACCTTTCCAAGCACGTTGTCTAGGTTATTCAGCCCTCTGACAAAGCTTGCGCTGTTGAGAGTCCTCGAAAGCTTGTCTACGCTGTTGCCGAGTGCAACAAACTGAGGGTTAGTCCTTCTGACTTCTTCTCTATTCCTGACCTGCGCCGCCGTGTACGAGTCAACAGCGTCGGCTAGACTGTCGAAGTCGTTAATGACCTTTCCGGTGTTTCTATGAATGTCCTCAAGGTGCTTCCTGAACTCGGGCAGTTCTTGGTCACCGAGTCCAGCCAAGAAGGAGGTTACCCTCATCCCCTTATCGGACTTACTGATCTCGTCGAACCTTGACCGGTTTTGAAGCTCGACAGCCAACGTCTTAGCGAAGTTCTCGTCGATACCACGCATACCCTTGTCGTACAGTTTGCCTGCCGCATACTGAGCGCCGCCCCAACGTCTCTCGTCGGTCATGTCCTCTTTGGCACGGTAACCGCGAGATTCCTCGACCGCATAAAGGAGGTCTTTCACATCATTGACAACAATGTTGTTGTCACGGATGTATCCCCTTAGTTCCTTCATACGCTCATCGCTGTTATTGGTAAAGTCCTTGATTACAGGGGCGATAACGGGGTCAGTCAGAGCCTTGCTCATGAACGCCCTGTTCTCTTTGGTGTTGGCGAGCAGAGCTTGGTTGACAGTAGGAAGGTCTGCCAATGCCTGCAACGCTCCTTGAGTTGTCCCGCGACCGAATGCTCCACGATTACCGTACAAGGCATCCAGCATAGCAACCCTCGCCATAGGGGCCTGAACAGCGTTTGAACGATACATGGCTCGCATTCCGTAAACGGAAGCGAAGCCGATAAGGGCATCCCCTAGGAACTGGATAAGGTCAGCAATCTTGTCACTGTTCTCGCGGATTCCACCTGTTAGGTTGGTAATGGCGCGAGACACGTCCGTAATCACAGGCGTCAGTTCTTCCATTACGGAAGTGAACGCAAGGATGGTAGACGTTCCCGCCCTCTCCAGTTCCATGATAGGGGTCGTGAGATTATTGGACAGCAGGTCGTCCAAATCCTCCAAGTTGAAGTTCTCAATCGCCTTTGCAAGCTCTACAGCAGTGAAAAGCTCGTCAAGGGTCGTGGCACCTTTAGCGCTTTGGTAAGTACCGAATAGAGCCATGATGGTGTTACGAGCGTTTTCATCGTCAATCCTGTCATACAGATCGGCAACATCTTTCATGATCTCCATAGCGCTTCTTACGCGCTTGATGCCGTCTTCCTCAATGTACACATCTACTCCTAGAGTCTCAAGTTGAGACAGAGCTTTAGGAGACTGTAGACGAGGAAGGATGGACTTGTAGAAGTTACCTATATTCTCACCGGACAATCCAGTGTACTGGATGGAAGTTGCAATCATAGCGATTGCTTCCTCCGGCGACACGCCCGCCGCCTTGAACGAAGAACCCGAACGCATCATGGCGTTCATGATAGCTTCGGTCGTAGCGTTGGTCATGTTGGTTGCAACCGCCAACGGAGCAACGACCCGTCTTTCCAGTTCACCGATATGGAGGTCGAACTGACCCATGAAGGCTTCAAGACCCGATGCGATGCTTCCAACCGGGTCGCCCTCGCGGTCAATGCTGTAGATTTTACCGACCAAATCAGTGAACATCTTGACAGAAGCCGCGTCATCCAGCAACCGAGAACCTACGCTTGCTACAGCGGACATTGTACCGTAGTCCATAGCATATGCTACAGCAGATTCTCGGACAAACGGCATGATATTTTGAATCGTTTGGGTAGCTACCTCAGAAGCCGTCCGTCTATCACCCTCCGCCGCCCGCTGTGCAAAGTCCGCCTGAGCCTTCGCGTAGATGTTGGAGAACATTTTCAACTGCTCAAGCTGAGACGTTCTATACTGCTCGAATGCGCGATACAGGAGCATCAGCGGAGTACCTACAATGGAACCGGCCAAGATGTGACGAACCGTGTTGACGACGGCCCCCTGCAAACCGAACTGGTTGAAGTAATTATCACGACGAGCATAAGGGTCGTTTACAAGGGTAGAGGTCGCGGCGCTGGTTCTGCGTTCACGAGCCGTCTCACCTTCTACCTCAACCTGACCCATTTGCCGGATTCGGCGCGCCCGGTTAATATCTTTCGGAGAAACCTGTACCCCTGCTATCTCTGCCTTCATGTGAGCGAATTGAATGTCAATTTGCTCACGAATCTTCTTGACGATCTGATTGTTAATCCTTTCGATTTCACGAATCAGATGGTATCCGAGAGAAGGCGAATACCTGATCTGTACAGACTCGATGGCGTTGACCATTCTCCGTACTTCCTCGTTCAGCCCGCCGCCTATTTTTCTGTTCAGGGCTTGCTCCAAACGGGAGAATTGACGACGAAGCTCCGCCGAGTACAGTTCGCCGGAAGTAAACCGGTGGTTGGAGAAAATCCGATTGAAGCTGTCAAGATCAACACCAAGCTCCCGAGCCATGAACCTTCTCAGTTGCGTAGACAATTGGTTCAGTGGACGCTCGAATACGCTTTGGCTCATGGAGCGTATGCCAGCCGAAACCTCTCGAATGTAACGTTGAGCCGCATCGTTCACAGCATCTTGGATGCCTTCGATGCTCGGAATCCTAGTGGAATCGCGACTCGTCCTCACCTGACTGATAGCGTTGTTGAGCGCTTCCGTGACCCTGTTCCTGATAGAGTTGAAGACCCTGTTCATATCCCGTTCCGTGATCTCGAACTCTCCGCCCGAGGCCACGTTGGGGTTCAGCATAATCTTCTTTACGTGTTCTTTGACCCTGTTGATGATCTGCTGAACAGTGTCCTTTCCGATGTGGAATTGCAGGGACGCAAGGTCTTGAGCAGAGATCAAACCTGCTCCGTGTTTATTCAGGGCCGCCACAAGGTTGTTTAACTGAACACGGACAAGGCGAGCAATGGCCTTGTTTACCTCATCAAGATCGTCCTTGGAGATCGGGACTTTGCCGACTTGCAGGTCAGGGTTAATGTCGATGACGATGTTGGCGTATGCCTGAGCAAGCTTCTCATTCAGCGCCTTATCAACCTTGGAGAAGATGTTTTGGACGGTACGAGCGTTGATCTTGAGAGCCTTTCCGCCGTACTGTGCTACCGCGATTCCGTTGGCTTCGATTAGGTTATTGATCTCACGTTCAATGTTGCGCCGTAGGTTTTGCCCCGTTCCCCTAGAAACCTCAGCGGACAAAGAACTCATAGACGCCCTCATGGAGTCGATGCGCCGTTCCATGTTGAGGAACTTATCGTCGAGCCTTTCCAGCGCTTCGCCGAACAACGTGAGATTGTTTAGGGATTGCTGAAACTCAAGGACTATATTCGCGCCAAGGTTTGGTAGCTCGTTAGCCATTGTCTCACCGCCCTTATGAATAAGGCTCCTGCACCCTCCCTAGAAGGAGCAGAACAGGAGCCGAAGTTACAGTAGTTTAGCGAGCCATTCCATATCTTCTTCCGTAGCAACCTTGTAGCCGTCGATGTACTCTGTACCGTCTTCCATCTTGCCGGTGAATCCTGCCGGAACACCGTCTTCGTTGGTAGGTGCCCCACCTCCGCCAAACATGGAAGCAAACCCCATCGTGGATACCTTTACAGTGAAGTCGATATGTTCATGGCATTGTTTAAGGTAGTAATTCAACTGCGGAAGGGTCAATTCCCAAACTTGGTGCTTATCCAAGTTGCAGTAATGGGCCAGCTTGAAGAAGATGTTAGACCAGTCTATGACCCTGTTAGGGTTACTGTCGTAAGCGGCTTCTTCCTCCTTTGTGTTTACAAAGACTTTTTTAGCCCATTCAACCCGATCATGCAGTCGATAATTTGCTTGGCGATCACGAGATCGACATACTCCGCAAGGTAGTCTACCGTGATGTGCGGGTAGTACGGTTTGAATGCCATAAGCAGGACTTCCATCAGTTCATCATACCGGTCGTCATCCTCGCCCTCCATTACAATGAGGTTGGAGATGATAATACCGGTGTCGATGGTGTTCAGGAGCTTCATGAGCTTCCGAGCGTCTTTCAACCCCAAAGGAGGGATGCGGTACGTCTTTCCGTCCCGGAGACGAACTGCTTCATCATCCTCGAAGAACACCTTCTCAATGAAGTCTGCTTCCTCCTGAGAGATCGGCGCGGGAGTCTTGTTCGTGTTTTCTTCCTTAACCTCGCCGCCGCTCTTAGGAATGGCCATATTCCGATCTTCACTCATTCTTTATTCCCCCTGTTTGTTTTCTTCCCCCTTGTAGTAAAAATAGTGAGCGCAAGCAGGGGGAAGGGTACTTACGCTCACGACAGATAGTTACTGTCATACACTATGATAAGGTGATGGTGCCCAACAATAACCGATAAAGTGAAAAGAAAAGACCCTCCGTAGAGGGTCTTATCCATTAGCAGATGTCCGCAATATTGTTGTTTGCAACCTCGTCATTAACAACATGTGACCAGTTCCTACCGTGCTTTATAGAGTACAGGGCTGATAGAGACACACCATATAATTCGGAAATCTCTTTTGCCGTTTTACCTTCCTTAAACATCCTTTTTATGTTGACTACATCTTCTTCCTTTAATTTAGACTTGCTTCCATTTTCCCCCCTATGTTTATCTGAGTTAGATTTTATGGCGTTTTCCTTCGTTTCCTTGGAAATGTTGATGCACTTCTCTATCAGATCGTGTAATTCCTCTGTGGACTCGTTACCGGTAACTTCCACATGACTCCACTTTTTACCTTTTTTGATATTCAGTATGAGGGTAGGGTTGACACCGTACAACTTAGCGATAGAGCTTTGAGTCACTTTTCCACTATTGAGCAACAACTTTATCATTACAACATCTTCTTCGGTAAGCTTGGAGTTACCGTTTTTAGAGCCTCTGGAAGCCAGTCCTATTTTCATTTTAGACTCTTCCGTATGCCCATGCTTCTTCATATGGTTGTTTTCACTTATTTTCCTTCTTGTTTCCTCTGACATCTTTTTACCTTTAGTTGGGTGGCTATTATTTCTTTCCCACGATTCTAATATCTTCTTTGTGACCCATTCCGGCCTCTTTTTCCCTGTTTTAATCAACCTTAATTTCTCTCTTGTTTCCTCTGATACTTCTTTACCTAAGTGCGCCTGTCTGATTTTTTCTTTGGTTTCTTCTGATAAGCACTTTCCATAGTTCGGATTACCTTCTCCAGAAAACCTATCACTTAATTTTCTCTTAGTCTCTTCTGACACTGTTTTACCAACCCCTCCGTCAGTCGGAGTAGCTACTATATTAAATCCTTTATCGTTGTGCAGAGAACTGTACTTGTTTATATAATATTCCTCCCTTTCTAGTAATCTATCTACCTCACATTCCTCAATTACAGAAAAGGTAAAGTTATCTATACCGTATTTGTTAAATGCTCTCTGTAAATGGACATTATGGTGCTTACCCTTTAATAAAAAGTGTATGTGTTGGTGCAGTCTTGCCCTCAAATTCACTGAGCTACCTACATACACTCGTTTGTTAGGGTTACATGTTATTTTATAAATACCTGAACTTTTTGGGATGTGTGACAAGTCCACCAAAAACGCCCTCCTTGTAAATTAGGTCTCTGAGTCAATATAAGTAAGTGCTATTTCAGTTTAACAAAAAAAGCAGAAAAAAAAAGACAGGCTCTTTAAGCCTGTCTCTAGTAATATTAGCAGATGTCCTCCGTGTTCGGGTTGAACACTTCGTAGCGCTTGATTGTGCCGATTTTTCCCGAAGGCAATTCAGGGTCGATGACCGTCAGCGTGACGCTGTGCGTCGAAGCTTGCTGACGAGCGGCGTCGAGCGTGAAGTTCGACTTCACGCGACAAGCGTACAGTTCCGTTTGGAAGCCTTGGATAGAGCCGTCTTTTTGCTCGAACAGACCGTCGTGGACAACCGTGACGGTCAGCGGGAAGTCCTTCGTCGAGATGTCCAGCACGTCAACGACTTCTGTACGCTTGTAGTTCACGTACACGTCTGCGCCTTCCATGTGCGGGTTGAACGTAACGACACCTTCATCGGTGATCGTGTATTCGTGTTCAGCCGGGCTGTTGGCTACACGCTTCAAGAGCTTGTTGTCTTTCAAGGTACGGATGGAGACGTGCTTCACCTTGCCGTTCGTACCGCCCTCGTCGAACAGGGTAGCACCGAAGCCAAGCGTGATCTGACCGTTCTTTACCGTGTGCCGTTCTTCAAGAACCCACACATAGCCATCCGGGTCAGCCGTCGAAGCGACAGCGTATGCTACGAACACCGTGTCCCCGTCGTCAGCGCCCGACACAACCGTCAGCGTATTGGCTCCAACATTGTGCGTGACCGTGACCAGCGTGCCTTCGGCGTTGTCCTTGCGGACGGTAGGTGCAGGAGAAGCGATGGATTGTTGGCTCAGGCTGATCGTCGTACCGTTTACCGTAGCCGTTTCGTAGACCATCTTATACGTTGCACCGGAGACGCCTTCGCGCAGTTTCGAGCCGAGAACAAGACGTACCATGTTCAGGTCGAACTTAGCGTCTTCCGCCGTAATGTCGATGGTCTTTTTCCGCAGGAGCGTATCCAGCGGTACAGACGAGTCGCCGCCCTCGATGTCCTGCATGTCAAGCTGGATGTCCAGCCGCATGTTGTTCATCGTACCAAGAGTGATAAGCTCGTCACAGCCCGGAATCTTAGCCATGAACTTGCCCGCACCCTTGATAATCATTTTCTTGTTCTTGTTGTTGGTGTGCGACATTTAGGTCACCCCTCTAACCCGATAGTGAATAGAATTTGGGTGAAGAACTTGTAAACGTCCTCTTGGTCAGTCTCGACCTCACCCATTGTAAGGAACATGCTTTTGAACGAGTTGACGCACTTCAAGCCGATGTACTGTTCCTCGAAGATTTCGTTAATCCTGTCGGCTAGGTTGATTGCTGTTTCTTCGTCTCCACTGATGACGTAGATGTCGAAGTCGAACGCAACCATATATTCCAAGTGGTTCTCACCACGGACGCCGGGATTAGCGTAGAAGGAAATGATCGGTAGGTTCGGCTTTACAAGCTCCGTGGGCCGTCGTTTCTTCTGAATGCGCCGCGCATATTCCTCCAGCGTCGTGGAGTTATCGAAACCCATGAGTTCACGAATCACGGCATCTTCACGAAGAACGGTATGGATGTAAGCGTACAGGTCTGACATCCGTAGCATCGCATCACATCCTTACCCTGATGTCTCGTAACTTAATATAAGCAGTGATTGGCACGTTTTTAACGGCTTGCAGAATTAGCCTATCCAAGTTACGGGTGCCCGTCTTTAGAGCGTTTCTGAACCAAAATTGAGCGCGTATTGGGTGTCCGAAGATGCTTTTCCGAGGAATCTTTTTCTTGACTCCTACCTTGACTGACCCCTTATGCACGTTTCCGCCCAAGTCCGTCCATTCCCTATCACGGTAGTAGATTGGCGCTCTAAACTGAGCGGGACGTTGTGGGTTCCACCCATACCCTCCCGGACTCCATCCAACCGGAGGTCGCATGTTGATTCCCGTACCGTACTCATAGTAGAGCGCACGGAAAGACTGGTTCGGTGTCGAGTTATCCATGTAGAGACGAGACACAAACCTTGAGGTAGCCTCTTTGTTCGTAAATTTCAAGGCGGCGGGGAACGAGGTCACGTACTTAGCGTCTACTTTCCGCACCTTGAGTTGTGCGAGGTTTACTAAGGCGGCCTTGTAGACTTCTCCCGTCACAGCACCAAGAGCCTCCCGGATGCTCCGCTTCAACGCTTGTTCGTAGCCGTTGCGATCAAATTTGATAAAGTCCGCCATGCAATCACTTCCTCACGTCACTGCAAACTTCCAATACCAACATCTTCGGGAAGGTGTCATAGTCCGTAGCAGTGACTTTGAAGGTTTTTTCCTGACCTTGGATTACGAGCGCTACCTGATCGGTTTCCTTAACAGACAAGGCCGTCGTATAGACTCGGTATTCGGTATCAGGGTGGATACCTGCCTCTATCTGACGAAGATCGCTGGTAACCTTCTCTACGAAGCAAGGGATGCCCTGAACCTTGACCACCAGTTCGTTCTTCAAGTTGCCCCGCGCGTCTGCCACTTTCTCCAAGCTCTTGATCGTCAGTAGGTGGTTACATTTCAGGAGATTACAAACAACGGACAGGGTTGTATTTTTGAACGGCTCGAAGTGCGTCCCGCTGACGACATAGTTCTCGTCCTGCGAGTGGTTGCGTACAAAATCACCGCTATCTATGTCAACATCGGGAAGAAAGATACCCTCCTTGAAACTCTCCAACTGCTTCATGTTGGTGACGGCCTTGTTCATTCTCCCGATGAGTGCTTTAGTATCGTAGGACGTAGGGATTCCGTTGACGTACCTAGTTACTGTTACGTCATTCCCTTGTCGCCGGATGATGCGGGCCTTATGATTCATCATACTGCTCCATCACCGCCCTTTTAGAAGGTGCGATAACGAACACTTTAGAGTCTCCGCCCACACCAAACCCTTCAAGCAAGTCCATAGCCCTAGACATCAAAGTATCGGCCAACTCAGCGTAATCCACAGCCTTGCGTTTCCATGTCACGTCAATGGTCTTGACTTCGATGTCTACACGGCTTGCCATCGACGGGCATAGCATAGAAGCGATGATGTAAATGGCGGCAAGGCGAACTTTAGCCTTGTCTACGTCAGGCATATCATAGTAGTTCGGAACGAGGTCGAGGACTTGGAACTCTGCTACATCGAGAATAGCAGGGTCGTCTATATCTTCATTTGGCAAAATGTCCTCATCGACCCCGCCAAGCAACCGCCTGACAGAATCGTAGAATTGCGTATCTTGAGCAGGGTCAATGATTAGAGCCACGACGAACCCTCCCTTACAGGACTTCGAGAATCTGCAACACAGGCTGGCTTGCAGAGACGAAGCAAATCTTCTCTACGCCTTCAAGCTCCGTCGTTTGACCAAAGATCAGACGTTTGGACTTACCGACAACAGCAAGACCGTCCTCGCTGTAATAAATGTCTCCGTAGCCTAGATTCTCAATGACCACGGTAGCATTGCGGTTTCTGACGTTGTAGATGTAATCGCTGTAAATTCCCATCTGATGGGAAGTCTCTCGGACTACCTTACGCTCCGTTGAACGTTCTTCCTTCGGATGTTCCGCCACCGGCTCTTGTGCCGGTTCTTCAACAGGAGTCTCGTCAGCAAGGAAAGACTCCGCCTTAATCTTCGCAAGCATGGCTTCCAACTCAGCGTTTTTCAGCCCCTTGATCTCAGCCTCGTCCACGCCAAGAGAAACCAGTTCCGCGATCATCTCTTTCTTGGATGCCATCGACTTTTCCCCCTTTTGAGGATATAATAAGTGAAAAAGGTGGGAGGGATTTCCTCCCTAGCCCACCTTAGTCATTCCGATTAGCCCGAGATCGGCGTCACGATGTCAGGCAGAACTACTGCCGAAACCTTGGACACGACCTTCTGAGCGAACCATTCTTCCGTCTCAATCCACAGCGTCTTCGATTCTTCGCTGTAATATTCGCGGGTCTTTTGGTTACCCACGACATTTGCCGCGGGGTTCGTCCACTGGAACGTGTATGCGGCGGCCGGAACATCGCGGCCCGGATTCGACGGCAGGTACATCAGTACGGCGTTGTTGCCCCAAATGTAGTTCGTCATGCCGCCTTCTCCGACCCGGCGTTGAGCAGACGTAGCCTTACGCGCGTTCGCAACGATCAGGTTGTCCACTTGAAGCAGGTCTTTGATGGCCTCGTCCGAAACGAAGTCCGGCGACAGCCATTCGTTGAACCGGGTCTTGAATTTCGGGTGCATTTTCAGGATGTTGTAGACCGGCTTCGACAGAACCAGCGTGTTCAGGTTCGGAGCGCCAAGACGCTCGGCCTTTTCACGAAGCTCGAAGATGTCCCGAATCGGGTTGGAGTTCTCGAAGTCGCTCCACTTCACGATGTCAGGGTTCGTGTTGGCTTCACCGACCGTCACCCGCAGGTCTTCGTGGAAGTTCAGCGGGTTCGTCAGAAGTTCAGCCGACTTGATTTCCTTGTTAAGAAGGAGCTTCGCCTTGACTTGCTTCGCCGCCATCTCCTTGAGGTTGAAGATACGGTCTTGGTCAGCGTTTGCGATTTCTTCGTCGTACAGAGCGTAGCGCTTTGCGTACCCTTCGCAGAAGTACGCATCGTCGCTCCATCCAGTACGCATTTCGCTGGCGACCGTACCCGGAGCGCGACGGATGTCGTCGTCGGCGATCATATGGTCTTGGTAATCGAAGACCATGTAGCGGTCAGACTGCTTGTCAACCTCTACGACCGGAATAACCCGTTCGCCGATATATACACCGTTCTCCTGATATGCAACGGAGATATTCGTTAGGTATTGGTCGTAGTGGGTGTTCTTAATGTGATGTTGTGGATACGTTGCCATGCGTCAGAACCTCCCCTTTATTACCCTTATTGGCCGCTCGCCGGAATGGCGTAGACCTTCGGACGAATCAGGACTTGCACCTTCTGACCGGCAACAGCGCTGTTTTGTGCTTCGCCAAGAACGTAGGCAACGTCGCCTTCGCTCAGGCTTGAAACACCCTTCGCCTTGCCGCCAGCGGCAACAATGACGTCTTCGCCGAATGCGATGTTGCCAGCGGCTTCGATCTCGGCAATACGATCAAGCTGAACAGCTACCGTACTGCCATCACGATCTTCATATTGATACGTGACAACGCCCACGCACGGGAGGTTATCTTGCTCGGGAACCTCCACTTCACGCGGAGAACCTTCAACGTACTTGACGGCTTGGTCAACGCCGACGGTCTTGTACGTTTCGTTAGCGCGGAACGTGAACGGGCGCTGGAAACCAGTAACATTACCCGCCATTGTTTGTCATCCTCCTTTATTGCGCGGCCTTGGCTTCGAGTTCAGCCAGCGCTTGCTTCGTCAGTTGTTCAAGGTCGCCGCCCTCTTTCTTGAAGCGAATCATAGCGATTCGAGCGGCTTCTTGACGCATTTCTTCCTTGCTCAGAGTAACAGGAGCCTCGTCCTTCTTGGCTTCGACTTGTGCTTCCGTGACCTGAGCCGCCGCCTCTTGCACAGCGCCGGAGAACTCTGCCTTCATAGCGGCCAGTTCTTCCTTGATTTCATCCACGCTCAGAGTGCGCAGATACTTTTCATAGCGCTCTGCATTGAAGGCGTTTCCGCGAGCCGCGATACCGGCCTTCACCGTGTCTTGAATCAGGTCTTCGGTAAACTGGTCAGCCAGTTGAGCCTTGGCCGACAGGGATTCAACCTGCTCGTTGGCCTTTGCCAGTTGATCTTCCAGTTCAGAGACACGAGCAAGAGCCTCTTTCAGTTCGCTGTCCTTTGCCGCAAGAGCCGCCTCATGTTCGCTCTTTGCGACCATTTCTACGGTCGGCTCCGTAGCCGACAGCTTCGTGTCAGGAGCAACTTGACTCATTTCTTCACGCCCTTTCAGGAACTTTGTGAAATCTCTACGCTCGGAAGTGGTCGTAAAGAGTTGCAGATTTCCTTTCGAGAGGAAGCAGAATAGCTCTGCACCCATCGGAAGATTCTTAACATCGTCTACAGTATAGAGTTCCATATCTCCGTATTTAACGGGCTTTTGTAGAGACTCTGCTTGACTGCGACTCAGTTGCTGAGAATCTCCGTCCGTAGACGCCTTTTGAATCAGCGCCCGGTTGACCGCCCCGGCATAGACTAGACTATTCTCGACTCCTTCTCCGTCTTCGACAATCAGGTCGCAACGGACTTGCTCCCCGTCTACATCATAGGTAAGTCCGGGGATATGTTCACACTTCTCGTAATCCCGAATGCTGTTCTTGCAGATAGAACATTTCGGGTCATGGATGGCAAAGCCTATAGAAGTGTCAAATACGTGGCCTACCTCGATGTGGTCTGCGATCTGCTGGTTAGTCATGCCGATCTCAGTGGCGAGTTCTCGCCGTTCTCCGTCTTCGCCGACCATGTGCGTGACGATGTAGTGGTCAATGTAGAGCGTCTTCACGCTCTCTCCGTCAACTTCGTCTGCTTGGATTTCAGCATCGAACGTTCTACCGAACGGTAGCCTGCTGTTGTCGTGAGATGCTAGAAGGCCGACACCTTTTTGGTAGTCCTTCTTGAGTTTTTGAAGCATCTTCTCGGTCAGGTTGATGCTATATTCACCGAACCAGCCCCACCTAGAAATCGGCAGAGTATCGGCAGACAAGCTACGGAAAACGTACACTTGATCTTCCTTTAGCTCCGTGTGAGAAAGCTTGTTGATCTTCCTCAACTGTGCCGGAGTTGGACGCGGCATGTGTACACCCCCTAGCACAAATTATCCTATCTTCTCGCATTATAAGAGTATGCGTAAGCCCTCTTAACAAAGATGGCGTACATCACGTATTGGAAGTGCTATCAGACGACTGAGGGTCTTGCGGCTGTCGCTCGTCCGGCGCGCCCTTCGGGTCTACCTTACGAACACCAAGCATCTCCCTATCCGGCTCCCCGACAGCCTTATGTCCTGTGATTTCCTCCGCCGCCTCGTCTTGCGTAATCCAGCCGTTGTCGCGCTTGCGTTGAGCGTTTTGGATTGCAATTTGCTCGAAGTTGACCTTTTCGAGTTCGGTGCGGATTTCCGTGTCGTTGAACTTGAAGAACACGTACCCCTGCATACCTTTTATATTCAGGTACTTCGTAAGCGCTCTCGACAGAATAGACTCGATCAGACGTTGGATGCGATGGACAGACTTCATGAAGATTTTGATTTCCATTTTCGCGTACTGCTCTGTCTGCCCGGTGCTTCGCCGCCCCATAAGGGTGGAGAACTGCTTCAAAGCGTTGTTCATCATCGCGTCAATGACGGCCATGATCTTTTGAGGGTCAACCATAGCCTTGGATGCTTCCACCATGTCAACCTCGACAGAATCGAAGTGAACGAATGCGGCGTCGGGGTCGAGCTTCGAGTACATGTCAATGATGAGTTGTAGCTGTTGATTCAGCCACTCCTGCTTCTTTGCTTCGTTGTTGCGAATGCTGATCGGCATACGCTTGAGCAGAACTTCCTCGATGATCTTGATGTCGTACTTTCCATACCCCTGATTGTGGATGATAGCCTTCAAGTCTTCCAGCACCTGCAAGTGGAAGGCAATCGTCTGAATGACCGAAAGGAACGGAGAGGTTCCATAAGGGTCGGTCGCCGTTTCGTCAAGACCTTCGTAGAAGAACGTCGGAATGTCAAGCTTTATCTTTCCTGTAGAAGCGTTCTGATACGGAATCAGACGACCATTTTTACGATCAAACATGATAGTGTCCGGGTCTACAGCCGTAAAGTACAGAACGTCTTCAAAATTCCTGTCCATGACCATTTCAATAGCTGTGGCCCCGCGAATCAGCGCGTGTTCGATCAACTCATCGGCAAGCTTGTCGATGCTTCTCGTCTTCTCGAACCCCTCACTGGAGTAGTAATCCAGCCGAAGAAGAAAATCGTCGATCAACTTTTGGCCGGACTTGTGTTCCGTCTTCCCGTCCAGCAGGGTGACCTTTACGCGGTATCCTGAGTTCCCGATAATCTTGAAGTTCCAAACTGCCTGAGACACGTCAGGATGGTTGTTCTTCAAAATCTCAAGGATTTTCTTCGGAGGATATCGCTTCAAGGTCTGTTCTGTGATTCTCATATATTTGGTCGGGTT